GTCAGCAGGGCGCTTTCGATTCTGCCACAGCGGCTAGTAAGAGTCAGTCTGGCGCCGAAGCCGCGCAAAAAAAAGCCGAAGCAGCAGCAGCTTTAGCAGGAATCCGCGCAAGCACTGACAAAACATTGACCATAGCTGATGCGCCTGCAGATGCAAAAGCCGTGGGCGACCGCATCAACGCTATCAAAATCGAGACCGACAAAACCCTCACCATTGCCAACGCAGCCGCCGATGCTGCGGCGGTGGGTGGCATCGTATTGCCCCGGGTGGTGGTACAGGCCGAGGCGGGCAGCACCATCGTCCTCTCGGACGGTGAGAAGAGCGTGAGCGGCGTGGCGGAGGGCGGAAGCTTTTCGGCGGCGCTGCCCCATGACGGGGAGTGGACGGTCACGGCCACGCTCGACATCAGCGTAGCCACGGAGACGGTGCAGGCGGAATACTGCCGCACCAAGACCCTGACGCTGTCCTACTACACCCTGACCGTGACGGTCAGGGCGGGCAGCACCGTCATCGCCCAGTGTGGGGACAAGACCGTCTCCGGCACGGTGCCGGAGAGCGGGAGCATCAAGCTGTATCTGCCCATCGCAGGCAGATGGACCGTGACGGCCACGCTGGGCGACAGGACCACCGAGGGCAGCGTGGAGGTGAGCGAGTATAGGGATTATCCCCTTGAGCTTTCCTATATCCACATCTACGGCGCGAGCTGGGACGGCACCAGCATCACCCGATGGAGCCGCACCGACGAAGCGGTGGAGTTTACCGACCCGGTGCCTTATGTGGCGGGGGCAAGCAGCTACGGCAGTCCCTTTGACAATTTGCAGCCCTGGGCGGGCATGGTAAAAAGCGAGCGCACCGGCGGCACGATGGTTGCCATCCCGAAATTTTGGTATAAGCTTACCCAGAACGGCAGGGGCATGACCATCCAGATCGCCGACCGCGCGGTGGAGGGCTACAGCGTCAGCCCTGCCCACATGGACAGAGGGGACGGCCACGGCGAGCGGGATGTGGTGTACGTTGGCCGCTACCACTGCAGCAGCGGATACAAGAGCAGCGCCGGCGACCTCGGCCTCCCCAAGACGGGCATTACCCGCAGCACGGCCCGCTCCGACATCCACAAGCTCGGCTTCACCATCTGGCAGAGCGATTTTGCGATGCGGTTTACCATCTGGCTGCTGTACATCGTCGAATTTTGCGACTGGAACAGTCAGGAAGTCATCGGCTACGGCTGCGGCAACAACAGCTCCAAGCAGTCGATGGGCTACACCGACTCGATGCCCTACCACACCGGCACGACCAAGAACAGCCGCACCACTTACGGCTGCGGGACGCAGTACCGCAACATCGAGGGCCTGTGGGATAACGTGCTGGACTGGTGCGACGGCTGCTACTACACCAGCTCTGGTCTCAACATCATCCTGAACCCCTCGGAATTCAGCGACAGCAGCGACGGCACGGCGGTCGGCACTCCGTCGAACGGTTATCCGTCCACTTTTACGGTCAAGACGACCGGCGGGTATCCGCTCTTTATCCCTACGGCTTCAAGCGGCAGCACCAAGACCTATTCGTGCGATTACTGGGGCTTCGACTCTTCGAGCCCGTGCCTCTGCGTTGGCGCTAGCTATAGCCGTGGCCCCAACTTTGGCCTGTTCTGCGTCAGCCAATACTCGGATTCGAGCACATACTCGAACCTCGGCTGTCGTCTCCAAGAACTCCCCAACGGGGGAGTCTGAGGGGGCCGCACACCCCACGGTGAAGATAGGCATTTTTGGAGCGGGCTAGTACACCCCGCAAGGGGCGCTGGCACGGTATCGCAATCAGCGGAGAAAGGAGAATCTGACATGGATTATGTTTTTGGCACAAAGGGCGGCGCTGAAGTCCTCAAGACCGTCGGCGACGCCCACACCGGCCTGACCGGCTATCACCAGCTCGAGCGGGAGTATCCCGACCAGACCATCACCGACAGCTTCCGGGTCATCCGCAAGCTACGCAGCGCGGAGGACGCGGGGGGGCGCTGCTACGACTGGTACGAGATCGATCACCACTACCGAATGACCGACAAGACCGGCCCTTTGGCAGAGCGGTCGGCAAAAGCTGCTGCAGAGCTGCAGGATGCTATGTGTGAGCAGGATGCGGCTAATGATGAGCGCATGAGCGCCATTGAGGATGCAATCTGCGAGCTGGATGAAGCAGTCAACGGAGAGTAAGGAGGTTTAACATGGATAAAATCTGGGCAAAACGTTTGGTTGCCGGTACGAAGACTTGGGGCGAAATGCCTGCAAGCCGCCGTGCAAATGTCAAAAAGATTTTGGCCGAGCGCGTAGAAAGCGGCGAAATCACGCCTGAAGAGTATCAGAACATTACTGGCGAAGTGCTGGAAAGGAGGTAATTTAAATGAAGCCTATTATGGACGTATCCAAGTGGCAGGGTACTATCAATTGGGACAAGGTAAAGGCAAGCGGCCTTGTTTCCGGCGTGATGCTGCGGGCGCTGGGCAACAGCGCCAAAGACAAGCCCAGCAAGCCGTACATTGACCCAACTTTTGAGCGCAACTATGCCGAGTGCAAGCGGCTGGGCATCCCCTGCGGCGTTTACTACTACTGCAAGGCGGTCAACACGGCAGAGGCTGACGCAGAGCTTGCCCTGCTGCGCAAGGTGCTTACCGGCAAGACAGTGCAGCTGCCCGTTGCTGTGGACATTGAGGACAAGTATGTACAAGCCCCGCTCGACAAGCAGACCCTGACGGACATTGCCGCCCACGCGCTGGGCACGGTGGAGCGCTGGGGCTTTTACGCCATTCTGTACACCGGGCTGTACTTCGGAGAAACCAATTTGTACATAGGCGGGGCTGCGCTCAAGCCTTATGACGTGTGGCTGGCAGCTTACCGCAGCGAAAAGCCCGCACCGGAATGGAACTTTGGGATGTGGCAGTACACCAGCACAGCACATGTCCCGGGCGTGAGCACTAATGTTGACATGTCCCACGCATACAAGGATTATGCGGGTATCATCAGCAAGAAGGGCCTGACCCGTCTCCGGGAGGGCGCATGAGCGAAGCAATCATCGTGGCGATCATCACCGGCGGTCTGAGCCTGATCGGCTCGATCGTCTCCAACAACCGCACCGCCCAGAGTATGGACGCTAAGCTGGACAAGCAGCAGGCCGTCACCGAAACCAAGCTGGAAGAGCTGACCCGCGAAGTCCGGGCGCACAACAACTTTGCCCAGCGCGTGCCAGTTCTGGAAGAACAGATCAAGGTGGTAAACCACCGCATCGAAGATCTTGAACAGCAGAAAGGAGCTTAAATTATGGAAGCAATGTTTAACTTTATCCCCACCCCCGTCGCCCTGGTTCTGATGGTCCTGGGCTTTATCTCTCTGGCCGTAGGCGCCATCCGCCTGGGCTATAAGCAGTACGTCAAGCAGTGGGCCTTGGAGCTGGTGACCCTGGCAGAAAACAGCATCATGGGCAGCGGTCAGGGCGCAAAGAAAAAGGCGCAGGTCTTTGCTGCGCTGCGCGGCGCACTGCCGGATTGGCTGAAGCCCATCATCACGGACGAGGTGCTGGACAGCGTGATTGAAAAGGCCGTCAGCCTGATGAAAAAGGCACTGGCAGAGAAAAAGCCCGCGATCGGGAAGTAAGGAGGATATCATGGCAAGCACTACATACGAGCAACACCAGCTAAAAATGCCGTTTTTAGTTGGTGTCATCTCCCATTTTGACAATAACAGTGTTTTTTACAGCTATTTAGCTGCTATTGGCAAGATGTTCGCCGCACAAGAGCAATTTCGTGGCATCACGAAAATGGTCTGCGCACGTCTTCGTGACCTCACGAAAACATACCATATCGGCAATGTCAACGAACTGGTGACGTTTTGTCACCGGTTTGCCGTGCTTGGCAATATGGTGCGCAACGCCGGACAACTGCCGCAGCCTTTCTGGCTCGGTGCTGCCTGTGGCGGCGGCTCGTGTAGTGCTGCCCGCTGCGCTGCAAGGACTTGACCGACAGAGGATGATCGCCGCCATCAAAAGCGCACCGCTTGGGAGGGTAGACCGTAAGATAGCCTTACTGCGGTACGTTGAGCGGCTTCCGCTGCCGGACATTGCAGCACAGACACATTACAGTCGGACGGCGATAGGATACCGGCTGAAAAGCATTGACAAAATGCTGGATGCGTGATACCATAACCTTAATTGAGCGTGATTTTTCACGAAACGCGTTGAAGCGGCAGGCTTTCGGGTCTGCCGCTTTTCTTTTTGAACGATTTGTGGTACAATATCCATGTCAAGTAAATCTTAAATTGCGCTGAACAAAGGATAAGCCTTTCAGGGGCGGCCACATGTGGCAGCCCTGATTATCGGTGATGATGCCAACCGGATGGTGTGCAAGCCGACGTTAAAAAATCCCCTGCTTTGTCGAATCCCTGCGTGCCACGTAGGGTGCTTTGTAGGCAAAGCGGGGGATTTTGTTTTATTTGCACTAGTTTTGTCGAAAGACTTGCCTTGCAAGCAAAAACGTGATATTTTAGTATTGCACTTCAAAGTGTGCACCTTTAATAGTTAAGCGCTCATGCGGATTTTTCCGTGTGGGCGCTTTTCTTTTTTTGTCCTTCGTTGTGCGTTCGTTGTCTTTCGTTTTTTGCCGATGCGGTACACTGGGAGCATCAGGAGGGATGCTTTATGAGTTATTATCCGACACCCGGAACGCCCTACGTTCCGCAGCAGCCTGTCAATCCTTACGGCGGCATGGGAACAGTTGGGCTTGCCGCTCCTCTGCCAAATACGCAGATGTCACAGGCGCAGCCGCAGCGTCCGCAACCGATGAATGGGCAGCAGCCTGTTCAGCAGTCGGCACAGGATGGCGGTTGGTTGCTTGGAAGGCCTGTTTCCAGCAGGGAGGAATTTCTGGCGATACCGTCTGATCTATACGGAAGATGGACGTATTGCCCAGATTTGCGTAGTGGGGTCATCTACTGCAAACGTCTGAATCCAAACACTTGCGAATCTGACGTGTTAGAGTTTTACAGCCCGGAAGCATGGCGTCAAATGCAAGCGCAACAGGCACAGCAGACCGCTGCACTGACACAGCAGTATGTGCCTAATGAGCAGTACAACGCCCTTGTGCATCGGCTGGATGAACTGGAAAAATGGCAGAAGAGCTTTTCTAAGCCCACTGCCACCGCAAAGAAAGGAGAATAAGCGATGTCCTCTCCGTTTGATATGATTACTCACAGCCCTATCATGCAGCTTGCAAATCTGGCTCGTGCCGGGCAGAACCCGATGGGGCTTATCCAGCAGTTGGGCGGGCAGAGCGCACCCATCATGCAGGGGCTGAACCTAATTCAGGGCAAAAACGAAGCACAGCTCCGAACGATGGCGCAGAACCTCGCCAAAGAGCGTGGCATCGACCTGAACCAGCTGGCAAGCGTCCTGAATTTGACGCTTCCCCGATAAAGCATCCATCTAAGCGAAACGCTTCTCAGTTTTGCGGACTTGATAAAAACCGCACTTGTTGGGCTTCGCCCATCGCATACGGCGATGGGATAGCATAACGCAAAACTGAAAGGAGTTTTGTTATGGACGATTTTGCAACTGGCTATCTGGCTGGGCAGGACGGCGGCAATAACAACGGCGGATTCTTCGGCAACGAAGGTCTGTGGGCGGTTATCATCCTCGCCATCATCTTCGGCTGGGGCACGAACGGCTATGGCCGGAACGGCGGCGACAACGGCATGAACAGTTACATCCCCTATCTGGTTGGCACTGGCGCAACTGGTCAGGGCGGTGCAGACACCCGCGCGGCTCTGTCTGAGGGCTTTTACCAGCAGGATACCTCCCGCTCTCTGGCAGGCATCCAGAGCGGTATCTGCTCTCTGGGCTATGACCAGCTGGCGCAGATCAACGGCATCAACACCAACATCGCAAGCGGCTTTGCTGGCGTGAACGGTGCCATCTGTCAGCTTGGCTACCAGAACGCACAGCTCGTGAACGGTCTGGAACGCAGCGTGTCCAACGGTGACAACGCCATTAGCCTTGCTATCATGCAGGAGGGCAACGCTCGGCAGGCTGGTCAGACCGCACTTGCCACGCAGCTGGCATCTTGCTGCTGCGAGAACAAGCAGCTGATCGGCGACCTGAAGTACACCATCGCAACGGAGGACTGCGCTACCCGTCAGGCTATCGCAGACAACGCCCGCGCCATCGTGGACAACTGCAACGCGAACTTCCGCAGCATGATGGACTACTTCACGCAGGATAAGATCGCCACTCTGACCGCTGAGAACCAGAGCCTCAAGTTCGCCGCTTCTCAGGATCGTCAGAATGCGCTTCTGACCACCGTGATGTCCCAGCAGACTGATACCATCCTGAACCGGGTCAATCCTCGTCCGATTCCCGCTTATCAGGTGGCAAACCCCAACGTGGGCGTGAACTGCTGCGGCTGCTGCTAACCAACACACTCCCCGATAACACCGGGTGAACCATCGGGGCAGGGGTAAGACACCTCTGCCCCTGATTTTTTAGGAGGAAAAAATTATGGCTTGCAAAACAAGCTGCAAACTCTGCCCGCACCTCGTCATCTCGGATGCGGTCACGTTCGCCAACGATACGCTGACCATCAATATCCCTGCTGGCTCCTACGCGGCGGGAGAAAAATATTGTCTGGTCATTGCTCAGGCTTTGCCGGACACGACCACCATCAACGCCCCTGTGGTCATTACCATCGGCGCAGGCACGACCGCATACCCTTTGACCGACTGCAACTGCGCTCAGGCAACCGCTGAGAGCATCCACACCCGCACCCGCTATGCTACTCGTGTGGCAACGTCTGCGACCGGCACCGGCACGTTCAAATATCTTGGCTGCTTCTGCCGCTCACACGCTGACGCACCCGCGTCTATTTCTTGAGGAGGTGTAGATTATGGGCAAGACTAATTTTCGCCGCATGATGATGCTCCGTGACCACGACAAAAACCGTGAGCCGGAACGCGACCGCCTTGAGGAAGAGCGTGACCGCAGGGAGCGTGAGATGGAACGCCGTCTGCGTAAGCTGGAAGGTGGCAACGACCGCCATCCCTACTATCCGCAGGAGGAAAACCGCTACATCGACCCCTACCCTATCCTCCGCTACCCTGACGTAGAAAATGGGCGCAGAATGCCGCAAATCGGCTTCTCGCAGAACGGAGACTGGGACAAGCGGTCTGGGCAGTACGAGCGTGGCGGTGCAGACAGCCGCTCCATCAAGATGCCGCGCCAGCACCTTACCCACGATGAAGCGGAGGAATGGTGCGACAGCATGGTGAACGCTGACGGCACTAAAGGTTGCCACTGGACACTGGAACAGACGCAGGACGTTGCGAAACAGCGCAATATCAACTGTGACCCGAACGATTTCTGGGCAGTCATGAACATGATGTACTCGGATTATTGTCAGGTCGCAAAGCGTCAGTCCGTTGACACTCCGGGCTTCTACGCTGACATGGCAAAGGCGTTCCTTGAGGACGCAGATGCCGCAGATGGCAAGGCATATCTCTACTGGGATTGCATTGCTGATAAGTAAAACAAAACCCCTGTGCGGTCGTTGCGGCTACACAGGGGTTTATTGTTATCTCCAAATCATAAAGCACTTATTGTCTACGCAATCTTGAAGGATTTCTTTGAAGTCTTTGAACTTTGCAGGATTTTCTCTACCTGCATATCCGTAAATAACGCTATCGTCATAATCACCTATAACTTTCAAGATTTGCTTGCAGGCACCGTATCGGATTTTTCCGTCACAGTCCGATTGATAAAGGAAATCTGCAATTTTGATTGGAAGTTTCTTGCTTTCAACCAATCGCTCTGTTTCGTCATTGTACGATTCAAGAGCGTGTTCTTTTTCTGGAGAGGGTATGTCAAGAATGTCATCAAGCTTTTTATAGTGTTCTCCGACTTCCGAACCAACAAGTTCTGCAACTTTCGCTCTCAACTTGAAAAAGCCGAAATAGCCAACATCCATTTCACGCCCAGTCTTTTTGCATTTGATGGTTACGCCCATTCGTCAATCCTCCAAGAAATCCTCTTGATTCAGAACTTGATTTACAATTCGTTCCGTACATTCTTTGATAACCGTAGATGCAGGGACGTGACTTTCATAAGCTATGTTTTCATATTGCACTCCTGCATACTCAAAGAACCTTTTAGAAAGTATTTCTGCATCCGCACGGCATAACGGCTTTAATTCGTATTGCAACGGAAATCTTCTTATAAGTGCAGGGTCAAGCCTATCAAATCGGTTTGTCGTTCCAATAATAATGACATTGTTCGGCAATCTATCCATTTCCTGCATAATCGCAATAACTACACGGTTCATTTCTCCAACGTCATCTTTTTGCCCACGAGCCATTCCGACCGCATCTATTTCATCAAAACAAAGAACACAAGGAGCGGTTCTCACATAATCAAAAATTCTTGCAAGGTTAGATTGCGTTTGCCCTAAGTGCGAATCAACTAGACTTGAAAATTGAATCCTCAAAAACGGAAGTTTTGCTTTATGTGCGATATACCTAGCCAGCATGGTTTTGCCGCATCCGCTTTGCCCATAAAGCATCAATGCTGGCAAATAAGGAATGCCCATTTCGTTCAATTTTTCGGATGCTCGATAAATAGCAACGATTTTCTGCGTTATATTTTTTTCTTCGTTCCTAAGAAGGAATCTTGCTTCTGGAAATTCTTCTGTATCTTCTGCAATCAAAAGATGCTGCAAGTTATATGGCAATTCAATAAATTCTCTTTTGCTTTCCAACTTGCGAAACATATTTTCTTTGAACTGCTCATCTTTTTTGGATGATATAGAATTCAAAATGATTTTAACGGCTTTTTGCGCGTTTCGCATATCACCATCGCAAACAAATCGAATAAGTCTTCGTTCACTATCATTCATCCAAGAAATCCTCCAATTCAATCTTCCCCTCTGCCGCTGCGACAGCCAGAGCGTACACAAACTGTCCAATCGTCATTCCGTGCCGTCTGGCTTCACGGTTGATGTACTTGCGTTCTTCCTCGCTCATAAGGATGGTAATGCGCTTTGAACGCTTGCCATCGCCACTTGCAACGCCCTGATGCGATTCCGGCATCGGGATTTTTTTCTTTGTCAAGCCAGCTTCTGCTAGTGCGCCGGGAACATCACCTTGTTCGATAAGACGTTGAACTTCTTTCGCCTGTTTCAGCTTCTTTGGCTTGCTTTCGCTTACTATGGCGTTGTTCGGCTGTGTTTCGCTGTCTTTGGCTTGCTTCGGCTTAATATTGCTTAACTGTGCTTCATTAGGCTGCGCATGGCTGTTTGTGGCTTCACTGGGCTTAATCGGTGCTTGTTCGGCTTCGTTCGGCTTTGCTTGGCTTACTTCTTCTTCCTTTGGCTCACTTCGGCTTAATGTTTGTTCCGAAAAAATAGGCTGAAAATCAAACCCGCCAAGCAAGCCTGTGGATTTTTTGCTGGTTGATTTCATTCTGTATCAGCCTCCTCATAATCCGAATCTTCAAAGGACGGAGCTTCTGGTAGCGGCATCCAATGCGTCGCTCCAAGATTATTACACCAATCTGTTTTCCAAATAGGTTTTCCTCCTTCTTCTGGATAGAAGTAACACTGTGCAATATCTGTTCCTGTCAACGGCGATGCAACGAGGACAGGGTTGCTTTCAAGTTCTCCGTTTATATCCACCATTTCTGGATAGTGGTCGCTCACTCTAATCCATTCCTTGCTCCATAACCATTTTTCTTTGAAATACTGTACGTCTTTCTTATACTGCTCTTTATCAATGTCGCCACTTCTGTACCAATCACAGCTATGTAAAACACAGAGCAAATCGTATAGAAGCATACTCAAATCTTTGTCTCCAAGCGGATTTTCTTTTCGTGCAATAGCCGAAAGCTCTTTTACCCGTTCATTTGCAAGGTCATAATCTGGGTAGCAGTGCTGATAAATAGCATTTGCAAGGCTGTCATTTTGATAATCCCAGTGTCCACCGCTCATTTTTCTTCTCCTTCCACAATAATCTCTGCCAACGCCTTGAAGTCCTCTGCGCTGGTACTCTTTGCCGTGTCGCCACTAAACAGGCTGTGACGCTCTGCCTGAGCCTTGCGAACGCCCATAGACGGTCTAATCTTCACGTCCAGCAGGGTTGTTCCCATGCTCTGTGCAATTACAGGAAGCTGCTCAACAACCTCTTTGGACAGGTTCTCACGGCTCTTGTACTGGTTCAGAAGCAGGCCTTCAATCTTCAAAGTCGGATTGAAGTATCGGCGAACATCGCTGATGGTCTGCGAAAGCTGGCTTAAACCAGCTACAGCATATCGGTCAGGGGTCATCGGAACAATGACGCTGTTCGATGCGATCAGCGCGTTCACAAGCGCAAGACCGAGCTGCGGGGGAGTGTCCAGTACAATGTAATCGTACTGCCCGGACACACTTTCAAGGGCTTCTCGTAGCCGGAAGTTCTTGCCCATGTCCCGGACAAGCTGCTCGTCAATGTCCTTCAATGCGTTGTCGGACGGAAGAATGTCACCGGCTTCACAGTGCTGGATTCCTTCTTCGACCGTACCTTGCCGGGTCATCACGTCAAACAGGGTGCATACGTCTTCTGTCTGTGCGCCGTAGGTGTCCGTTGCGTTGCACTGGGCATCACAGTCCACCAGCAGGACTTTTTTGCCAAGTAACTGCAATGCACCAGCCAGACAGGTGCTTGTGGTGGTCTTTCCTGTGCCGCCCTTCTGGTTGGCGACTGCTATGATTTTTGCCATTTTATCACTCTTTCTTTATTCGCATATCGGCATTTCTGCCCACGCTTCCACTCTTGTAATAAAGCAAGCGCCCCAAGAAATGTTCAACCTCTGAAACGATGTGTTTACAAACTCGCCTTTTTCAATAAACGCTGGGATTGTGTTTGTTGCAGTTATAGATTCATCTTTCAAATAGGCCGTTTTTATCGAACACAAGAACAGACCTTTCGTTCTTTCAATGATTTCTGGTGTTGGCATCCCATCATCTTTAACGGAATACCACACAATTTCCTGCTTCTTCATACAGTTCCTTTCTGCTTAATACGTTGCATCTGACTACTCTTGCAATGCTTCAATGGAATAGAACGCTGGCATATATCTGTCTACAATACCTGCCTTGTCCACGCTTCTAACCAGATAACCAACAGGTCTGTCCGGGAACGGAGACCTGTCCAGAGACAAAATGTCTTTATACGCAGCCTTTACCGTGTCGTAAACCGCTTCTCTGCGTCTCGGCAGCTTGATTTCCGGATGCTCTTTCTTCATCCACTTCTCAACTACCTTCGCCACGTCAATGCAGTCCTGCTTTTCCAGTTCGTCACACACAGACCAGTCGAAATCCTCATATCCGCTTCTGCGGGGCTTTTTAGCGGCTTTTTGAGGTTCGGTCAACACTTCGTTTGCCTGTGCTTCAATCAACGTCTCAGACGCTTTAATTTTGGGCTTAAACTTGACTTCCACAGCTTTTCGCGCCACAAGGACTGGCTCGTAGGTCACGACGATATCTGACACGGCATTGATTTCGTCCACCGCAACGTCAAGCACTCGCTTGCGAAGGTTCTTATAAACATCGTAGCTGGCTTCCATCGCACCGAGCTGCTCTCTCAACTTCTTCAGACTGATTTCATGCGGTTTGTTGTCCATGTTCAACCAGTCCCGAAGAATCGAGTAAAGCAAGATGCTGTACTGTGACTTCATCCGTGACGTGTAGCGCAGACGATATCGAACATATCCGCTTTCTGCAATGTCAAAGAAGATAGAGCGCAGGTCAGGGTTGCAGGTGATTGCTACAACGTAAGACCTTGTTTCGGGCACATAGTCCAGTTTTGCCCTCGTGAATAGGACAAAACTTTCAAATGTTCCTTTCTCCTTGTCAATAGGAATCGACACTGTATTGCCAAGAAAGTGTTTGATCTGCGGCTCAATCCTTCGTGCGTCAAGGCTTTTCAGCCCAAGAAGCTCCCTGTATTCCGCCAAAGTGAACTCCACACGGCTGCTGTTTGGGTCTCTCGGATTTATCCTTGACAAGTAAACCTCTAACAACCGAAGCTCTCCTGCGGTGTAGTCCCTGAACTTCGCCCAAACAAGGGACTTGCTTTTCTCGACAAGGTTATTGTCTGATATTTTTGGCATCTGCTCACTTCCTTTAATGGTCTGAAAACAGTATATCACAAATAGGGGGACGTGTCAACTATTTTCGTCCCCCATGGCTTGTCTTTTTGTCCCCCATGTCTTCGTCATTTTGTCCCCCATGACTTGTCAAAACGTCCCCCATGCTTTGTCATCTCGTCCCCCATCTACCTATTATATATTAAACAAGAAATAAACAAGAGGTTAAATATCATCGTTAAATAGTCGATGACGATAATTTTCAACAATTTCTTTATTTTTCCATTCTGGTTTGTGGATAACTGAACTCTGCATTTGCTAAATAAGACTATAGCCGGAGAAAAGCCGTACATCGTTAGTCACATTAAACGTGGACGGATTGTGGATAGGTGTACAAAAAGTGGATGGAAAGGTATACCTAATCTGCACTATGGGGGACAGATTGACAAGCCGACCAATCACAGGCAATAGATTGACGATAACTCGTTATTTATTCCGTGCGAATGTTGTAAATTTACAGCTTATGGGGGACGGATTGACAAGGTAAATTTACCCGATAGGTGTACAAAAAGTGGATGAACGTGGACAAAATATTCTTCAAAAACTGCGATAATTCGACAATCAGCCAGTTATATTATTGGGATTTACAGTATAGGAATCGTTGGACTTCATGGCTGCTTCTGTTCCAGCGTCCTGTGCCTGATAGAGAATCTCCATCTTTGGGGCGGTACCGTTCGGGTCTGGGTCTGTTCCGGTAGCCTGTGCCATCTCATAGCTACCAGACACCATCCGGCAGACAGCGACCCTGTCCTTCAACGGTGTGTGGAGGTTTGCCAGAATCTCCGTCAGCACGCCGATATGGTCTGAACCGTGATCTCCGTACCGGATGTACAGCAGGGCGTCTATCTCATAGGAAGAACACTCCATCATAGCATCTATGAGAATCCGCCGTTTCTCCAGGTCGGAAAGGTCATCTTCCAGGTGTTCCAGCAGCCCTGGGTGAATACAAGCGTCCATGTATCGAGCCACCGATACGCCACAGCAGGTGAACCAGCGCATAGCCATCGGCAGGGAGATGGCTGCCAGACCTTGCTCCCAATTTGCTATCGTGCCACGATTTACGCCCATTCTTGCCGCCAACTTCTGCTGGCTCAAACCGGAACGCATTCGAGCCATCTCTAATGCTTTGGCTGTTCTTACTAAATATTCATCCATAAATTCTCACCCTTTCAACAAAATCCGGCAAAACTGCTGGATTCGACAAGCCAAAAAATGGAAAAAGCTGCTATGGAGAACCAACAGCAGCCTGTGTTATAACTGTACCATCAAAAAAACAATCAAAACAGGAGGTAACAATATGATTATCATTGACGGAATGCCCGCATCTGAACCGAACGAAAACAAAACGCCGAAACCGTGGGAGGGTTAGTGTATGAACCAGATTGACACCATGCTCATTCCCTATGCACGCCAGACCGCCTTAAAGCTGGTCTACAACCTTGCAAACAACGATGCTGATAAGTTTGCTTACGAGGAAGCCAAAAACGTTCTGGAACGCGCCATAGCTGCCTTAGACGATGGACGCGACCCATCAGACAACATCGAACGCATTGACGGACAGCTCGTAGAGCTGTGATTGGAGGAAAGATGGATAGGCGTTGTCCCTTTTGACTTGAACACTCGTGGCTTCCCCGAAAAAAACTAAAAAAGCACGAAAGCTGTTAAAATGGTATTGACTACACAACGGAAAGATGTATAATCATATCGAATGAACGTCCGTACTTGCCGATCGGGAGGATATGCCACAATGAGCGAACAGGAAAGAGCCAAGATTGACCGATTTATTGCATGGCTGCTGGAACACCCTGAAAAGATTCCGGCAGCAAAAGAAGTGATAACCAATGCATAACAAAACCCCTTGCGCATAAGGCTACCGAAAGCCCGGCGCAAGGGGTTTTATTTGTACCGGGTCAATCTTTACAAACTTTTATCAGTTTTAAGAACCGGCTAGAATCGGAATTTACAGTTTCGCTTCCGTGATGCCCATCTTCATACGTCACATAAAACGTGACGGTGGTTTTAGATTTTGCGGATGCTGCACCGTAAACAGCACCGGGCAATCCGGCAATTGAACCGCCAACAGCGGAACGGAGTGCGGCGCTTCCGGCCTTCTTGCTTTCACCAGAGCCTACAATCTTTGCGGACACAGGTGTTTCGTACATTTTTGTTTTGAGCTTTTCTCTTTCAAGAAACATATCGTATCCGCGTTTGCCTTTTATCAACATCATAGCCCCAATGGCCGCAACGATTAAAAAGGCGGTTGAAGAATACATAAGGAAAATAAATGAAGCAACCAAGAAAAGCGCACCGAAGGCAAATGAAAACCTATCACCCATGTGAGAACTTTTGTCGTTCAGCAGTTCTTCTTTGCTAAATTTCTTTTTGCCCACGCCATCACCTCACATAGTTCTGATAAGCTTCATCAAAGCTTCACGCTTTTCTTTTGGCATCTCTACTAGCTTCTGCTCAATCCATTTGATATCCGCGTCAACTTCGCTTTGCGAATGCTGGGGCGGATTTTCTTTTTGCTCGCCAGAAACCAATGCATCCACGCTTGTTCCGAAATAAGAAGCTATCTTGTCAAGCGTCTCATATTTCAGGGTCTGCTTTCTACCGTTTTTCAAATCGGTCAAAGACCCACGGCTTGCGCCCGATTCCTTGCACATGGTGGTCACGTTTACTCCACGCTGCTTGCAGAGTTTTTCAATATTTTCATACAAGTTTGCCATAATTCCAGTCCTCGCATTGTAAGGTTTGCTGAAATTACGCGAACGCTTAAAAAAGCCTTGCATTTTACGCGAAAGCGTATTATACTAAGACCATACCGCGAAGGCGTAATGAATGATTTCTAGCAACTTCATTATATTACACTTATGCGTAAAAATCAATAGCCGGAGGTGAAATAATGGCTGAAAAAAAACCTCTGTGTGACTTTGGCAAACAAATCGAGATTGCTCTTATCCAAAAAGACAAGACCAATGACTGGTTGATTGAAAAAGTCAAGGAGGACACCGGACGATATTTTGATCGTTCTTACCTTTTCAAGGTTAAGACAGGGAAGCTGGAAACGCCCGGCATCAAGAAAAGCATCTGCCGGATTTTGAATATTCAGGATTCGGGAGTGTAAGAAGGGAGAGAAAAAATGGCAAACATTCAAGTTTTTGAATATCAGAACAGCAAAGTTCGCACTGTTGATATGGACGGGGAAGCTTGGTTTGTTCTGAAAGACGTGTGCGGAGTTCTCGACATCGCAGACCATAAAGTTGTCGCTAGGCGGCTTGACGAAGATGAGGTGTGTCAAACACCCCTCACCGATAGCATGGGTCGTCAGCAGTCAACCACCATCATTAACGAGAGTGGCTTGTACCACGTCATCCTCCGTAGCGACAAACCGGAAGCGGCTCCGTTCCGCAGATGGGTCACGAACGATGTGCTTCCTGCAATTCGTAAGACTGGAAGCTACAACGCGCCGCAGCTTACCAGGTCGCAGCTTCTCGCAACTGCACTGATCGCAGCGCATGAGGAGCTGGAAGAGAAAGACAAGCAGATTGAAACCATGAAGCCAAAAGCACTTTTTGCTGACGCTGTGAGCGCAAGCAGCCAGAGCATTCTTGTTGGTGAAATGGCAAAGCTGCTGTCGCAGAACGGCATCCAGATGGGGCAGAACCGCTTGTTCTCATGGATGCGTGAGAACGGATACCTGATTAAGGACAGAAAACGGACAGACTACAATATGCCGACCCAGAAGTCTATGGAACTTCGCTTGTTTGAAATCAAGGAAACGTCCATTGCACATTCCGATGGGCACACTTCTATCAATAAGACCCCTAAAGTGACTGGTATCGGTCAGGTCTATTTCGTTAATCTCTTCTTAAAGACGGAGAAGAGCAGAAAAGCGGAGGGCTGAACATGGAGCAGATTATCACCTTAAAGGTAGACCTTGAATACCAAGAAGAAGCGCACCACGCCATTGACAAGGCGGTTGAGGCCTACGAAGCGGACAAGCTCAAGTGGACGGCAGAGGAACTCGTCGAAGCAAAGCATCTGGCAATGCAGATTATGCAGCAGTTGTGCTTGGATGGGTACAGCATCAGCTGGTCGAAGGCAGACAATGCAATTTCGCTGTGGATGCTGGATGAAGACAGCCAAAACCATTCCAACACGTTCTGTATGACAGACCCATTCTACTGGAACATTTGGATTGGCAAGTGCGTTTGTCTGTGCCGGGCTACCGGCAGGGAAGTGCCAACGTTCATCATCAAAAAGGCTGGTGAGTGCTGGTGACGTACTTTTACAAAGCACCGAGCCGGAAGCGCAGGTTGAAGCTTGCAATGGCGGAGGGCGTGTCCCGGAACGAAGCCAACAAGGTTCTGTGGATGGAGAAATCCATCAACCATTGTTTTGAACGTCACAATCGGGAAGCCAGACTGAAAGAGGAGATGCAGCGTGGAAGAAAAGTACTGTGAGCGCTGCGGACTGTATCTTGGCGTGGTCAGACCGACAAGAAAGTACTGTTCAGAATGCAAGCGCAAGGTTGACAAAGAGCGTGACAGGAAGCACAAGAAAGCTGGAATTACATTCAAGCCCCGTAAGGCGTTCTGCGCATACTGCGGAAAGCCGATGCTGAAAAAAGTAGCATCGCAGAAGTACCACAATGGATGCGCTAAGAAAGCCTACAACGCAAAGGCGAACCTGAACGCGAAGGCAGCGTACAAAATCAAACAGCAAGAAAAGAAGAAGTTGGAAAAGACATTTCCATCCATCGGAGAAGTACAAGCCATTGCGGAAAAGTTGGGCAAGCATTACGGCGAGGTGTCACAGATGCTTGCAACAGGGGAGCTGACCTATGAACGGTAAGTATTACGGAAAGCGGGAAATCCTCTGGCACAGCCGGGAGAAAGACCGGCTGGAACACATACATAGTAGAAAGGGCAAAGATGAAAGCACTGGTAGAAATCGTCCTGATCTGGGGAATCGTATTGGCGCTGGTTCTCGCAGTGTTTCTGCTGAACTTCTGGCTGATTCACCGGATTGACCTTCTGGTTGGCGTAAACGCAACGCGTGCAATCATTGGCATTGGCGCTCTGATGACAACCATCTGGATTTTTGGGCACGAAGGTACAAAATGATGACTCTTGCAGAAGCGATGCAAGCAAGAAACATCCGGTTGTGTGATCTAAGCAGACAAAGCGGAGTTTCAAGACCCACACTGGACGGCATTCTTGGCAAAAAGAAAGTATTTAACAAGGCTGGCGTCCAAACAGGAACACTTTTAAGACTTGCAAAAGTGCTGGACGCAGAAATAGCCATTGATGGCACGAAGCCATATTACTTTGAACTTACATTAAGGGGATGAAAAAAATGAAAACTTTGAAAGGAACAGCATTGTCGGCGATTGGTCTGGCTTCTGCGATCGCAGCAGTTGGCTGCGGCGATACGATTCAAAGATGCCAGACCACAGCGCAGATGTTTGGCTGGGTGATCGTATCATGTGGACTTCTCGCAACGGCTGTTGTCTTATGTGCGCTTGCAGTCAGCGCAGAAGAGGACGAACGCAGCGAGCAAGAATGCCGCAAAATCAAGCGTGTTGCCCACCACACCAACGAGTGGAGGGATGCACGATGAAATGCCCGATGTGCGGTAGCGACAACATTACAACGGTTGACAGCCGGCCAGACGATGACAGCATCGCTCGCCGCAAGAAGTGCCTTGTATGTAACTACCGGTGGTCTACCATCGAAATTGACAAAGACCAGTGGCACAGTGCACTGCAAATCAAAGAACAGCGAAAAAAAGGACGCCCTCAACTATAACACGGAAATTTTGGAGGTTTTAACTATGGAAAGCAAAAACGCAACGAAAGCTCGATTTGAAAATAATCAGGACTACTTCATCCGGATGACTTCTAGCCCTGCACAGCAGCGGATTCGCAACGCCCGCCGCAAGAAGGATGCCGACCAGGAACGTTTCGATAAAGCTTTGGGCACAATTGCAGCCTGCGCGGCTACGTTCGCAATCGCCTTGCTCATCTTTTGCCTTGTTTTTTGAGGAGGTTACAAACGATGAATCCGATGTATGATTGTTCTGGCGCTCTCGACCGATTTGGGGGGGCAATTGAACCTGAAGACGGCGTGTACTTTATGACCCGTGAGCAGGAAGCAGAATCCAAAGAAGCTGATCGTCTGGCTGAGATTGAGGACTTGCAGTCTGAAATCGAGGACAGGGAAGCGGAGTTAAAAAACCTCCGTGCACAGTTGGCAGAACTGATGGCTGGCTGATTTTTGTACAGCCAAGTTAAGCCAAAGTAAGAACAATGAAGCCTAATGAAGCCGAAGAAAGGAAAGAAAAATGGCAGTATTAGTAATGGTCTACGGTCACTCCGGCAGCGGTAAGTCCGCTTCGCTTCGGAACTTCGACCCGGAACAGGTTGCGGTTGTCAACGTGCTTGGCAAGCCGCTGCCGTTCCGCAGCAACATGAAAACATATATCACCAACGACTACGGCAAGATTGATGCAGCAATCCACAGCACCAAGCGTAAGTCCATCGTCATTGACGATGCTACCTATCTTATGACCGGCGAGTTCATGCGGAACGCAAAGGTCGCCGGATACCAGAAGTTTACCGACATGGCAGCCAACTTCAACGCCCTACTGATGCGGGCAAAGGAACTGCCGGATGATGTTGTGGTCTACTTTTTTGGCCACAGCGAGCGTGACGGAGACGGTGGCGAGAAGTTTAAGACCATCGGCAAGCTACTGGACGAGAAGGTCTGCGTGGAAGGGTACTTCACCATCGTCCTGAAAACCGTTGTGCAGGATGGGCGATACCTGTTCAGCACTCGCAATGATGGGATGGACACCGTGAAAACACCTCTTGGAATGTTCAACGATGCGCTGATCGAGAACGACCTCGCCGCCGTAGACAAGACCATCCGTGAGTATTACAACATCCCGGTTCAGCCGGATAACAAAGGAGAGTAACAGATGAAGAACATCAACTGGAATGACGTACAGGAAGCCACTGAACGCCGTGACCTGCCTGTTGGCGGCTATGTTGCCGGTATCTGCAAGGCGACGGACGAACCCGCAAAGGAGCGCCTGAATATCGAGTGGGAAGTCGCAGAGGGCGAGTTCAAGGGCTACTGGCGCGAGCAGACCACTTCCCTTATCGAGCGCGGCAAGCTGAATCAGGGCGAATGGGCATGGGGCGGCAAGACCATCAAGAGCTACAAGGAAAAGGCGCTGCCGTTCTTCAAGGGTTTCATCACCGCTGTGGAGCAGTCCAATCCCGGCTACAAGTTCAACAACGATGAAAAGACACTGCGTGGCAAGCTGGTCGGCGTAGTTCTCCGTGAGGAAGAGTACATGGGCAACGATGGCAACATCAAAACGAAACTTGTCGTTGACCGCTTTACCAGCGTGGACAAGATTCGTTCCGGCGACTATGAGGTCAGACCGAAGAAAACGATGGCTGGTGGGTCTGGTTCTGCGCCTGACACTGGCGATTTTGCCGTGATTGAGGGCAACGCGGATGATCTGCCATTCTGACCTGTAAGGCATCGACCGCCTACCTTATATAAGAGCTGCGCTATCTGGCTGGACGGGCGTTTGGAAAGATGATTACCTGTTGTCTCAACTGCACATTACGCCACCAAGCTTGCCACGACACTTGCGAGAAGTACAAGGCAGAGAAGAAAGACTTCGAAGAACGCAAGGCATTCGTGTATGAACTGAACCACAGCCAGAGCGTGTACCACCGTGATTATGAAGACAAGCACCGTGAAAAAGGTAAGAAACGGTTTCTCGGAAGCGAATTTAGAGGTGAAAGAGGATGAGTGAATGGATTAGTGTAAGAGAGCGTCTACCAGAACTTAATGAACGTGTCCTTGTCTTTGAGAAAAACACGGTTAATAAGAATATGGTCTACACTTGCGACACGGCCATTGAAGTGTGTTATCGAGCCAATATGTGCTATGGCGGGTGGATAGATGATTCTGGTTTTTCGATAGGTGAAAGACCTTTTGACGTTGAAGTTACACACTGGATGCCTTTACCCGATGAACCAAAGGACAACGTATGAACACCGGCAAACAGTTTGAAGCAGACTTCAAAGCATCCGTGCCATCCGATGCGTGGTGCTACCGCCTGAAAGACAGTGCTGCAACCTACTACGGCGGCAACGAGAACCTGTCCTTTTCCATCGACAATATCTGCGACTTCCTTGTGTACCGATACCCGATGAACCACCTGTTTGAACTGAAAACTATCGAAACGCCCTCTATCCCTCTGGAAAAGGTGTTCGGAAAGTACGACAAGGCAAAGTGCAAATACCGCAAGGAAAAGCACATCACTGACATGGTGGATGCAATGGGATACAGCGGTCAGACCGCCCATGTGATAGTTAATTACAGGGCGGTCAACCGCACCTTTGCAATCCCTGCCAGCAAGGTTCTGGCGTTCCGTTACAACGAGATCCGCAAGAGCATCCATTGGCAATGGGCAGAGCAAGAGGGGATAGAGGTTAAAGCAAAAAGGCTGCGTGTCCATTGGCGGTATGACGTGGATGGGCTGCTAAAGAGATTGGAGAAAGAGAATGAGGTTCAATGATATTGAGGTTGCGATTTGCGACCGATGCGGCGAGTGCTTTTCGTGGCACGGCGAAACGAATGGAATCCGAAAAGTGAAAATCAAAAAACATGGCTATGAATGCTCGTCAGACAGGTCGTTCATTCTTTGCTCCTCTTGCATGGAAAAGCTGAACGACTGGATGAAAGGAGAACAAAAATGAGCAAGAAAGTTTCAGGCATCCTGCCCAAGACGGAAATCTTGGCGCAGTTGGCAGAAGAAGCATCCGAACTGGCACAGGCTGCGTTGAAGTTGCGCCGTGCGCTGGATGGTACGAACCCGACACCGAAGAGCGTTGCGGAGTGTGAAGCAAATTTGATGGAAGAATTTTCGGACATAAGTAACGCAGTCACCGCTTTATGCGATGCTTGGTTTGGAGATAACCTCGATTCCGAATGCGAATTTTGGGACGCAGAGCGTGAGATTGAGGACGCTAAATACAAGCGTTGGCTCTCTCGCCTTGAAGCAAAGGAGAAGTCAGATGAATAAGCATAGAAACCGTCCATCGTCTAGCAGACAGGCAATGTCAGCAAACCTCCGCAAAATCGCAAGACAGAACCAGTTATATGGCTTCCGTATGGCTCTGGATGGCATTACATCCACATGGGGCGCACTGATTCAGAACCTTCGGTGCGATGCAGACCTGACCGATGAACAGGTGCAGAAAATCATCCGCATTGGTGACAGGTACTGGGAGATGGTCGGCAAGTTCAAAGAAGAGGACATGACCCCTGACGAGTTTGCAGATTATATCACCGCAAAGTCAGAGCAGGTCGAAAAAGAGCTGAGAGAAAGGTGGAGCTGATGGCACTGTTGAATAGCGAAGAAGTTGACGATACGTTATCCATGAGGATAAGCGATGATATTCGGAGGAGCATAAACTTCTTTTGTGATTTGTGTGGAACGGATATAGATGTCCTCGACACTCGATTTGCAACGATGACAGCAAATAAAATATGTAACAAAATTGTTCCCGAATGCCCGATTTGCGGGAAGAAAATGACTATTAACAACTTGGAGATGTTCTGAAATGTTTGAATTTGCAACTCGCTGGCTGGTCTGCCTAGTCCTGCTGGCGGTGGTGGTTCAGTCCGAACGGACAATAAAAAACATGGCGGACAACCTGTTTGAAGAACGTCAGACAATGCTCGTCTGGCTGTTCGTTAACGTGTGTTTGGCCGTTTGTACGGCTGTTGTGATGGGGTGGAGGTAGTTCATTATGAAAGTTGGATACATTCAGGAGTACGATTTGAAGCTCAATCCGCACCTGACGGAGAAGTTTAGATTCCGTGAGGAATCGTTCACTCGTCATATCTCAAGTCGAGGTGACAAGGTTCGTAGCAAGATGTTTTATGGCTCGATTGATTATGACGAAATCAAAACCAATGCAGACATTATGAAGGAAAATCCAAAGATTATCCTGATTCGTGAACCATTTCTACTTGATGACGAACTGCGAAAGAAAGTCGTTGAGTGGGTTGAATGGGCGAATAAGGCAGACCCTAGTGAGTATAATCCTTTCGCAAAGAAGGGGAACGACTGATGGACAACGAACTTTACTGCCCGATGAAGATGACCAGCAATCCACTTGGTCGGTGCGTATGCGAAAAAGAAAAGTGCGCTTGGTGGAACGAACTTGGTAGTTGTTGTTCCGTCTGGTGGATTGCGCGGAAAATGGACAACATCGAAACGAAGATGAAGAGGTGAACGAGGATGAGACTTGTTGACACAGAGGATGTTATTGATTCATTGGGGAACATGGGAGAAGAAATCGACCTAAAAGAAGCCGAAGAATGGGTTGATACGGTTCCAACCGCTATGCAGTTGTGGACAAGTGTAAAAGACACACAACCTATTGAAAATGGGGTTTATTTTGTTGTCTACGATTTTTGGTATTGGAGAAACTGCATTAGAACAATGCAGTTCAAAGATGGGAAATGGATCGATGATGAATACCCGGTCAAGTTTTGGATGCCAATTCCTAGAATTCCAAAAGAGGATGAATAATGAACGAACTTAACGAAAAGTACGAAATTATTTACACAGACCCACCGTGGCCGCAGAAAAAAGGAAACGTCAGAAAATGCAGACCGAATCAAGGAAAAGAACTTGATTACAAAACTCTTTCGCTTGATGATTGCTTTTCCATTCAAGACGTTTTCTTTGAAAATACAGCAGACCGCCATAATGTGTTTATGTGGTGCATTGACAAGTTCTTGATGGAAGCGGAACGGCAAATGGCAAAGCGTGGCTACAAACTCCATGCGAGAATGGTTTGGGATAAAGAAAACGGCGTTGCTCCTGCTTTTACAGTTCGGTTCTCGCACGAATATCTCTTGTGGTTCTACAAGCCCGGAAAAATGCTGATGCCAAGAAAAGAAACGAGAGGTAAATACACAACGATACTTCGAGAGCCCGCTACATACCATAGTCATAAACCGCAATGCGCCTATAAAATGTTAGAGGATATGTTTCCGACAGCTAAAAAGATTGAACTATTTGCAAGAAATCATCGTGATGGATGGGACGCTTTCGGAAATCAAATTGAGGAGGTCTGATACATGGCAACACCTCCGAAGCGTGGTCGTGGCAGACCGCCGCTGACCGAAGCTGAAAAGAAAAAGCGTGAGAAGCGTGCGCAAAAGGTGAAAGAAGAAGCCGCTGCGAAGCGCGAGAAAGAGCGTGAGAAGAAGAAACAACAGATGCTTAACAAGCGGAAATCTATCCGCTCACAGGTGAGTAAAAAGGTGAAAGAACAACAGGAGTTAGCAATCACGAGGTCTAAGATGCTGAATACAGGCGATTTGCAGTCGAGAATCGGTGATGAAGAGGACAAAAAGGTCATCGGCATGATTGCGGCCAAGTATTTTGGCGACCTTCCGAGCGTGGATATGAACAACCCGATTGAAGTGCAGCAACGCCTTGACTTCTTTTTTGACGCTTGCATCGAAGCTAGAATCTCCCCTGTGGTGGAATGGATCGCACTGGTGCTTGGCATCGAATGGGTGAGCCTGAAACAGATTATGGCGGGCAAACGCCGTGATGATAGCTTGCAACAGAAGTACATCCTAAAGCTGATTCTGCAAATGCAGTCCATGTGGGCATACAACGGTATGTATGGTCAGGAGAACCCGGCAGAGTGGATTTTCCGAGCCAAGAACTACTTTGGTATGCGTGACAACGTGGAAGTCACCGTTGCACCGCCTGAACAGCCGTTGGGCGATGCTCAGAGCGCAGAACAGCTGGCTCAGAAATACCAGACGGCTTTGCCGAAAGGAATTGATGTGGAGTACAGAGAGGTAAAAGAGGAATGAACGGATTTCTTTTTACGAAAGACGGAAAACTTATATGCGAACTCACCAAAATATCCTTTGAGCCTTACAAAGACAAACGAATAATCAAAGTCCGATGTACGGTTTGTGGACGCATCAAAAGAATCCAAAAATGGAAATTCGATTTTGCGGAAGGTTCGTCAAAATACAAATGGCTTAAGTGCAACTGTTATGGCGATTACATGACGGAGCATGTGATAAAGGAATGAACGAAAAACGGGTAGCAGTATGACAGTTTCAAGATACCGCATAAGAAAAGAAAAAGGGCTATGTCCCAGATGTGGAAAAACTAACAACAGCGGTTTTGTTGCTTGTGAAAAGTGCCGTGCAGAAGAAGTTCTCACGAAACGATGGTATGAATCGCATGGTTTCTGCCCTATCTGTCATAACGAATCAGCCCCAAAGCATAAACTCTGTGAAGTTTGCCTTGTGAAAGCAAGCGAAAGGAACGCAAAAAGGCGTTCAAAAATGACAGTTGAACAGAAAAAAAGGCGGGCAGAATCCGCAGAGAGAACAAGAAGAAAGCACATTGAACAGGGCTTATGCGGGAAATGTGGCAAACGCCCCTCGTGGGGTGGCAGGCAACTGTGTTACGAATGCATGTTAAAACAAAGGCGACAAAACAGCAAAAAGAAATACGATTATAAAGACCCGAATGGGTGCTTTAGATGCGGTAAACCATGCGTTAAAGGGAAACGTCTTTGCCTTGAGCATTATAAAATTTCTTGCGATAGCGTTAAAAAAGCAAGAGAATCTACCGCATTTGCAGAAGCTCAGAAGAAAAACAAAGCGAAAATTGATGCTATGTGGAGTGAAATGATATGGAGAGAGCAGAAGAACGCAAGTTGATTGACTTCTCCGACCCATGCTTACACACGTTCTTGCCTGTCCTCTTGCAAGACCACACGACAGGCAAGAACATCATCTGGGCGACAGACCCACCGCCTGAACTGGGTGTGGGCTTTGCAGATGAAATCATACTGGAACAGTTGGACAAGGTTCAGCTTGTCCCTCGTGTGCAGAAACGGCTTGCAGACCAGAAGAAGCGCACCAGCAAGAAAGCAGAGGTGTTTACGCCGACTTGGGTTTGCAAGAAGATGGCAGACCTTGCGGAAAAAGACCTTGATGTAGACAACTGGGAAAACTTCATCAGCAAGACCTGCCTGGAAGTTACCTGTGGAGAAGCGCCCTTTCTTGTGAGCAGGTATAACACTGTAACGGGAGAACCAATTCCGGTGCCGGATCGTATTGGCCTGCTTGACCGGAAACTAAGAGCGATTTCCAAAAATATCCGAAAGTACCCATATTGGAGAAGCGACGCAAAACGGATGGAATGGACGTGTACCCGGTGCAAATGCGGATACGGTACGCTATATTTCGGTGAGGCGATGAAAGCATTTTCAAGTACATACGGGTATGAATGGCAAGGCGACAATCTGCTTTTGGCAAGGGCAAATTTGCTGCTGACCTATTGTGAACACTGGCGGCAGTATTTCAAAAGAGAACCGATCAAAGTACACGTTGAAATCATCGCAAACATTATCTCATGGAACGTCTGGCAGATGGATGGTCTAAAAAAGACCGTGCCCGGCACGGACATTCCGTGCAAAATCAAAGACTGGAAAGCCGACAAAGAAATCCTATTTAAGGATGTTGGAAAGGAAAAATAAAAATGATGGTTGGTATCGCAAAGAGAGAACTAGCTGACGAAGATTGGAAAACACACGTTGCACAAGACAAAGAGTGGATTCCTGCTGGAGCAAAAGTAGAAATTGTAAGCAAAGTCGAAAATTTTTATGGAACGTACTATCTTTGCAACTATAAAGGTAAGAATTATTATCTCAACCCTCGTAATTTGAAACTGGAAGAGGTGTGTTTGAACTAATGCAAACTGACAGAGGAATCTACCACAAGCGAGTATGCGACCGCTGCGGAGCGGTTCTTGGCGGCAGGATGATGAACCCTGACGAATACTTCAAGGACTGGGCGTGGCGCAGGGACACAGGCGACCTGTGCCCGGAGTGCTATGCAGAGTATAAGCGAGTGATCGGGCGGTTCAACGCCAACAGAAGGAGAAAGAGAGGGCAGAGAGAATGAAAAAGTGCGCTCTTTACAGATGCAAACAGTGCTTTGCAACCATGACGGACGAAAGCGATGTCAGAATCGACAAAGACATTGTTGATTGGATGTTTGAAAACGAAATGGAAGAAAGCAAGATTGGGTTTATCGCAAAGTTCAAAATAAGCGATAAAGTCCTCATCCATCGTTGTGCCGATAACACCGTTGGCTTATGTGAGTTTATCGGATGGAAGGAGACAGAGGAATGAACTTCTACTGCACAACCGAACACTGCTCTTGCATAGGCATCAAACAGTTCTCTGCTGGCAAGGCCATCCGATGCACAGCAGAATCCTGCAAAAACAAGTCTGAGCCGTCCTGTGGCTCTTGCAAATGGTACGCAGAGCCGGAGGGCGTGTGTGTGAACGACCAGTCAGAACACGTTGCAGACTTCGTGTGGGATGAACGTGGATGCAAGGAATGGGAGAAGAAAGATGAGCTATGACATTTCGTTGTGCGACCCAGTAACGCATGAAACGCTTGAAGTGGATGATACGCACTTTGTTGCTGGAGGTACTCGTTCCATTGGAGGAACAAAGGAACTTTGGCTTAATATCACCTATAATTATGGAATGTACTTTCGTCGTGATGATGTGTTGGGTAGAAAGGGCATCCGCTCTATCTACGGCAAGACAGGCGCAGAAAGCATCCCGATGCTTGAAAAGGCTATTTCTGCACTGGGCGACGATGTAGACGATAGCGACTACTGGCACGCCACAGAGGGCAACGCAAAACGCGTCTTGTACGGTCTGTTGGCGTTTGCGAAGATGCGTCCTGACGGAGTATGGGATGGAGATTGAAAGGAGAAAGAGCAATGGCTAACACCCTTTGGCATCCAGCAAGCGAACCGCCACGAGAGCGAACACAGCCTTTGTTGCTCGCGACTAAGACAACGTGGCGTGATAAAGATGGAAAAATGTTGCAAGGAGTCTCGCCGACAGCGTACTTTCTTGGCTGTTATGCAGACGGTCAATTCTGGGATGAGATAGGCGAAAGAATACCAAGAGATGTGACGGTGACGCATTGGATGGCGTTTCCGATGGTATAGGAGGGCTTATGGAAAAAAACAATATCGTTGTTACGCAAGATATGGTTGACGCATTCACGGCAGAAATGCAGGAAGCATACAAAAAGTACGGTGATGATGAAGAAATCGTTCACAGCATGATGGACGGCATCATGTGTGAAACCTTAGAAAAGCTGGGATTTGCAGAAGGTGTGGAAATCTTTAACGAAGCACCGAAATGGTATGCGTAAGGAGGATTAAAGATGGATGGATTTGAAGCATTAACAGAAGCGATGAACCGATGTGCTGCATCACTTGAACAGCTTGCAAATGCGATCAGGCAGTCCGAAACGCAGTGCGGTTACATCAAGAAGAAGCACAATCGGCCTGTATACCGTAAAGGCGCGAAGCTACATGAAGGCTACAAACGAATTATGAGAACACGAGAAGGGTTTAGAAAATGACAGAACTTAAGAGATGCCCGTTTTGCGGTGGGGAAGCCGTGTTTTCCATAAAGAAGGATTTTTCAAGAAGCCTTATAAAAGGATACGAATTTAACATCCGATGCAATAAATGTGGTTTCACAAATCCCAATAGAGAGTATCGAATCGAGTTTAGAATGAACGATAGTGGAGAGATTGAAATTATCCACGATGGACGCAAAGACGCTATCGAAGCATGGAACAAACGCTACAAAGAGGACTGAATATGGAGCAGGAACACAAGCCGAGAACATCAATGATTCTTCTGCTGGAACACGTCCATGCGATGGACGAGCTGACAGACGAGGAATTTGGAGCATTCATCCGCAACTACGCGCAGTATGTTGAGACTGGACTTGAGCCAGCATACGACAACGACCGTGCTATGCGGATGCTCTGGAAAGTCGTTAAGGCGTTTGATGATATGAACGTGCAGAAGATGGAAGAACGTGATAAGCGTAGACGAGAAGCAAACAAGAAAAATATAAACAAGCGTTGGAACGATAAAAAATACGAAAGCATACCAATGGTATCACAGGATACGAATGGTATAAATGGTATACCAAACATACCAACTGATACGAATGGTAGCTTATCTGTATCTGAATCTGTATCTGAATCTGATAAAAAAGAAAAATGTGAAAAGAAAAATACCAACGAAGTAAAACGCTTCAAAGCACCGACTGTCGAGCAAGCAAGAGAATACTTTTCAGAGAAGGGTTACATGGAATCGGAAGCAGAGCGGTTTGTTGACCACTTCACGGCAAATGGCTGGAAGGTCGGAAAGTCGCCTATGAAGGACTGGAAAGCTGCTGCACGGAACTGGATGCGTAACGTGAAAGACTGGAACGGCGGCTATCAGCAGACAATGGCTGAATTGCCTGACGAGGGAGACTTTCTGCGGTGAATATTGAAAATCAGACCCAATACATCCTGCTGGGGGCAGTCCTCACGTTCTCTGAGTATGCCGATGTGCTGCAAGACCTTAAAATCGACGATTTTTGCCCAGAACTGCGTGATACATTCGCTGCCATTCGCGGCTATTGGGAACACAACGACAAATGGAACCCGGTAGAAGTTATGGGGCGGTACGATAACTGCAAGAAAGCAATGGGTGAATGTCTGGATGCCTTCGGAGCAGAGTTCATCCGAAACGTCACCCATGACATGATGCTTGGATGGGCTGGAATCGTCAAGGAAAAGGCGGCATTGTCCAGAGCCAGAGAGATTGCATTCAAAATCGTTGATGGCTCGACCAGATATGCAGACCTGACAGGCATTTATGAGCAGCTAGGCGAAGCTATAAACCTGCACAACGAGAGAAGCGATTTCATCCCGATGTGTGACGGCATAGACAATTACATCCGCAAGCTGGATGATAAGCCGGAGTATATCAGCACAGGGCTTAGAGTGTTGGACAACAACTTGCATCTTGTGCCGGGCAACTTCGTTGTGATCGGCGGCAGACCATCTGCCGGTAAAACAGCTCTGTCCTTGCAACTTGCCTGTGAAATAGCAAAAAACGGACGCAAGGTGGCGTATTTCAGCCTAGAGACCGACCCGGACACGCTCTATGCTCGTATTATCGCAAACCAGCTAGGCGTACCGCTGCACACGGTCAAGAACAAGACCGTCAGCATTAACGAGCTTGACCGGCTGGCGGCTATCAAGAAATATCCGCTATTCGTCCGCTCTGCCGCTGGTAAGAGCGTTGGGTGGATTAGAACGCAGTCCATCAGGATGCAAGCTAAAGTGGTTTTCATTGACTATTTGCAGCTTATCCATCAAGCCGGAGCGAAAGACCGATACAGTGCTGTCACAGAAATCAGCATGGCACTGCATGAGTTCGCACAATCCACAGGGACGCTGGTGGTAGCCCTAGCACAGCTTAATCGAGAGACAGCAAGAGCGGGTATCCCACCAACTGCCGCAGACTTGCGAGAATCCGGGCAAATCGAGCAGGACGCAGATGCAATCATCCTGCTGGCACAGAAAGTAAAAACGCAAAAGAGACCAGAAGAGCATTATCACTTTGCGCTTGAGAAGAACAAAGAGGGCAACGTGGGGTCACTGGACATCACGTTCCAGATGGAAACACAGCAGTTCAAAGAATGCGTGTGGATGTAACGGAAGGAGACAAAATGAACATTCGACCTATTGATGCTAACGCACTAAAACGATACTTTTCCGATGAGCAGATGAAATATGTTAGCGTGGATGAAACAAATTATACGTTCAATGCATTGATGTTTGATGTGCTAGAAAACGTAATAGTTGCTATCGATAATGCGCCAACTATTGAAACGAAAGGCTAGAATCACTTCTGTGCTCATACAGTCACAGCACAATATGCAAGAAAAAAAGACAACAGTGTTTGAGCGATAAAGTTACCGTCTGAACCCCATAAATATTTTTCACTACACAAAATACAGGAGGAAAAAGACTATGGTTCCAAACATGGCTGGCGTTCATGCTATCATCATTGCCAATGCGCATAGACGGCATGAGAAAGAACGCAAGGAACAAGAAGAACGTGAAAAGCGCGAAAGGGAAGAACGGCTGATTTGCCGTAAGACCATCCCGTGCTGGGCTTGCTACGATGAATTTCCTGAATCTTGCCCAAAGAAGAAAATCAACAAGAAATAACGCAAAGGAGAAAACAACTATGGCACTTACCAACATCGAACGTGAAACCATCATCACCTTCAACGCAGCGGAGGATACCGCAGAAGTCTACACAGCAGACCCGGTTTATATTCGCAAGCTGGACAAGCTCTGCGAGCGGTTTCCTGATACGTACAAGTTCATGGAGGAGCTGTCCGCCAAACGGTGCAAGGAATCCAAGACCTATTCGATGCCGAAACGTCTTGTGAAGTTCCGCTCGCCTATCACCCGTGAAATCAGCGAAGAGCAGCGTTCAGCATTGGCAGAACGTCTGCGTAAAGCACGAGAGAACAAAAATATCTAACCTTAGCTCGCGCGACTACAGAACTATTGTATCAGAAAGCATGGAATGGTATCAGGTGGTAAAACTACCCTCTGTGACTATTCCGTGCTTTTTTCGTCTGTTATTTATCGAGAGAAAACGGCAAGGTCTGATTTTGAGCAGGATCTGTCTTGATCGAGTGGCGTTTAAGCTGATATGGCTACGACTATCAGCGTGATGCGTTTGAATGCGATTGGATGCACTTGTATGCGTTTGCATCCAATCTTCCCCCCTTTCTTCCCCCTCTTTCCCCTACAACCCCTATTACCCCCTATAATCCCCCTAACTCCCCCCTCAAACAAATAAATTGTTTGAGGCCCCCACGCCGAAATGGTGCAACAACTGCGACAACTTGAAACAACAACCAAATATTTTTTGCAAAGGTTCTTTCCCCCTACAACCCTCTATCTCCAAAGCTACACCGTTAGCCAGCAGAGCAGAACGTAGGCAAGAACTGGTGTGATATTCTAACTGGCGGATGGTCTACGACTATTTCACATGGATAATTGACTTAATTTTGCAGTCGGTTGAATATGTATAAATGTTGCATTGATTATTCCTAGCATAATGCTATGGATTGATTAAAATACCATAGTGTGTTACTGGGAATTAAATCGAGCAGGAACAGACCGAATCGGATGGTACGAGTTATTATGCGAAATAATCTGTGATTATCGGGAGTAACTATATCTGTATACTATAATAAGTACTGCTATTACACGAAATAGATATAACTAGCGGAAGAATAAATTATGCGAAATTGGAACGAGAGGTGATTTTTAGGGTGGTCGGATGGCTTAGCGACTATCGCACCTCTCTTTCTCTAAAAGGCGAACGACTATTTCACACAAAAAATACACGACTATTTGACGATGGTTCGATAGAAAACGCTACGACTGTTACTATACAACTATCAGCGAACTGTTCGTTACTATACGATATATGGGACTTTCAAAAGCTAGTCGTCTGACGACTTTACGACTATTCCACGACTATTGGCTACGACTATTCCAGAAGATGTTACGACTATTTCAGCCGGAACGCTACGACTATTGCTCGCCCTTATTAGCTATCGGGCGAAAGCCCGAAAAGAGCTGCGGCGAGAGCCGCCAATAGTTCCGCGCCGCCCGCCGCGCCCTGACCGCTGACCCGCTGACCGGTGCCAGATTGCAAGCCGCCAGGCTGACCATATACAGGTAGAGACGCTGACCACTCAGCAGGTGCGCTGGGTGTAGCACTTGCCAGCGATCCGCACACGGTAGGAGATGACCCCGCCGGGCTGGCATGGTTTGCGGTATGTTGCACTGTCTGGCATGGATCCATAACAGGGGCGCACCCTTATATACCTTATTATAATAGGGCGGTCTGTGCTGGTCTGTACAGCGTCCGGCGTTGTGTCGGTATCTGGTATCTGCGCAGGCCGTCCGGGCGCTGGCAGACGCTCCAGCGTTGCGCAGGTTGTATTATAGCCGCTTGTGTCGGTCTGGTATCGTGGGCGGTTGAGCGGGTGCAATCGCAGGAAAAGCGCCTGTAAAGCCTTGCGCGCTATTTTGTGGCGTGGGTGGGATAACTGCATGGATGGCACAAAACGCGCTGTAGACGCTTGTATTGGGCTGTATTGCAGCAGGACAAAAAGAAAGACCCCGCCGAAGCGGGGCCTTTTGATGGTGGACATATCCGACATCAATCAAATATTTCTATCCGCGCCGGGTCAGATAGGCGGCCCGGCCAGCTGCAAACCATCTATTGCAGTTGACACTATTATAATAATGTGTATACCATAGATTGTCAAGTATATGTGCAAAAAAAATACCCGGCCATTGCTGACCGGGTGAAGGGCTGTGTATTACTCTGCATGATTGCGGCCATACTGCACACCGTCGTCATATGCGGATTTGAGCAAGGCGGCAATTTCGCCAAGCTGCTGAGCGGTGTATTTGTCGATCCACTCAATGGGGATACGGGCAAAGATTGCGGAGCAGGTAGACGGGTATGCGCGCCAGCCGCTGGCCTCTTTTGCCCGCTCCCACTTTGCAATCTCTGCGCGCTCTTTTGCGGTCAGCATGTTATCGGGGTCATTGATGGTGATACGAGACATAAAAACCTCCTGCCGTTACACGGCCTTAACTGTGATTAGATTATACCACACTGCAAGCCCCATTAGATGGACTTGCAAGAAATATTTTTGCCCTTTTAGGCTGGGGCGGGGTTGCTTTACGGTGCAGCCCCGCTAAAATATCCGATTGGCGTCACTTTGACGCCTTAAACAGCGCCGAGAAAAACCAAAAAAAGAACAGGACGCAAGAAAATATCACTTTTTATACCCCCTTATACCACGCTGAACCGCTTGTATGTGGTGCGCTTGCTGCACTCAGCATAAATGTCAGGGTGCGCGGCCTGTAAAAGCTTGCTATCGAGTCGAACGCTTTGCACGTCCTTATACATCACCTTGCAAGCGCCTGCGACAACCTCCGGCGCTCCCTGCATCATGGCAATAATTTCATCTCGCAGGCTGTCCCGCATCTGCTCCGCCTGCTCTGCCAGCCGCTTATATTCGCGGTACTCGTTGCACTTTTGCTCTAAGTCTGTCATTTTTCAGCCCTCCTTATTAGCTATTGAGAAATGCGATCATAACAAGTGCGCCGGATATCATGCCGCCCACGTACCAGAGGGCTGCCCACTGGGAAAAATCAAGAGTAATCATCTTTTATACCTCCGTGTTTTTGCCGTTGGGGTTAATCCAATCGTTTTGGATGTCGTAACGCTTGCAATAGCGATAAAGGTTAATCAGCTGCACGAAGTCGCCAGCGCTTATATATGCTTCATTATCCGGCGCATCAATGGAGCAAATAAGCGTTGTTCCGTTGTCCTCCCGCTGCACAAGTTCCAATTTTCTGCCGTTGTTTACCTCAAACACAAGTTTGTTCATACGTTGCACACCTCCCGAATAAATTCCATCTGCAAGCTGTTCAGGTGCGCTGCAAGCTCCTCAGCGTTCAACAAGTCCCGGCGCATTTCCCGCGCCCGCTTTTCGTAGCGGCTGACCGTTTCCCGATCGGGCTTGATGGTGCCAAACGGGCGGTAACCGGTGCAGATTGCAACGCCCGAAGTGATCGGGTAAACATCGGCGTTCCATCCGTACACGCCAGCAGTGTAGGCTGCGGGGTCGTCCATGCACAGCATATTCTGCAAATCACAATAGCTTACTTGGATAATGGTCGGGTACTGGGATTTGATATCCCGCATGGTTCTTTTTGCTTTCATGGTTTTTGTCCTCCTGTTTTGTGGTTGTGTGGTGGTGTACATCCGCTGTACATTTACTATTATACATGATTAAACGTACGAGTCAATAGTATATTCAAGATTAAACGTACAAGCATACAAAAATGTTGCGCGTGCAACAAATAAGCATTGCAGGCAGTCCAGCCCCGCCGCCGCCACGATCTACCCGGCGCGGCCTGTCTGGTATCGAGTGCAGACCGGTGCAGCGTGTTCAGCGTCCGGGCGTGTGTGTCGGCGTGCGGCCTGTCGTGTGCAGTCCGTCCGGGTGCGCTGGGGGCTGGGGTCTCCACCTGGGGGGAATGGGGCCAGAAGCCCGGGTGGGGGTGGTGAGTATCGTCTCCTCCGACCAAAATAAAAAAGGCGTTTCCTCTCCATGCCCACCCCATCCTTACAAAACGAAACGTCTGTCATTGTGCAATATTCCAAATTTTCCGAAAAATACAAAAAGGCCTCTCTCCCGGTCTAATCTGTGTTATACTTGACCGTAAGAAAGGGGCATTGTAAAATGGCAAAACTTGTAAAGTGCAAACACTGTGGCGCAAGGATAGCGGCTACTGCTAAAACCTGTCCGCAGTGCGGCGGAGAAAATACACCGCCAAAGCCAGTTTATAAACGGCTTTGGTTCAAAATTCTTATCGCCTTAATTGTTATATCTTTCATTCAAGACCTAGTAAATCCACGAGATAAAACAAATGTTGCAGCTAGTTCTGAAAGCGAGAAGCCAACATCTTCTGTTGCATCATCCGTAAAGAAAGAATCAGAAAGCGTATCTTCCGTTTCTTCTGAACCAGTTCAAGAGGACAATTCTTTTATGCTGGTTGACGGAGTGCTTGGAGAATATGGCGAAGAAGTCACTATCCCAAGTCAGACCTATGGGCAATACACTTATACGCGCTATCTGATTCCTGCTGGTGAATACACGGTAGAAAATAAGGGCGGCGATAAGATGGCAACAGTTTTTGTTGTGAACAATGATAACTCGGACGATGTAAAGGCTGTGTTGAGATTTTCTAAGACAGGTGAAAGGCAAAGAGTAACCGTAGAGGATGGTTACAATATTCAGCTATCACTAGAAACACAAGTATTGTTTACTCCGGTTGAATAAGAGGTGAAATCATAAAATGTACGCCTTGTTTGGAATGATTGCTCTGGTTGCAACGCCTGTGTTTGGAGCACTGTGCCTTTACAACAAAGCAACGCATAAGAAAGACAATCGGATGTTAATTGCTTTCTTTGCATCATTTGCAGTTCTTGTTATATGTTTGGCTGTAACACCAGAACCGTCACATGATGAATCGACAAGCTCTAGTGTTGCATCTTCTTCCGTCGAACCTGCGGCAACGGAACCAGATGGTAGCTCTATTGAGGAAGTTGCCGAAAGTTCAGTAAGTAGCACTCCGGAATCTCAAGAAGCGACATCTGAAACCGAACAGCCTGTAAGCTCTGAACCTGCAAGCAGTGAGCAGGTGGCATCCAGTGCTTCTTCGCATAACCCTGATGATGATATTCCAACGCTTGATTTGGATGACTATGCAAAACAGGCGGCTGACAACGCTGTAAAGGCAAAAGACAAATATGCTGGTAAGCAATATAAGGTGACATACCAAGTCAACAGTGTATCAGATGCAATGATTAAGCTAGATAATCCGTACACTGTTATGTTCAGTGTGAATTTCGTCACTTCTCACAGCATTGGTTATACTGTTTATATGGCTGGATTCCCGGAAAACGAAAAAGACAAGATTTCTAGGCTTTCTCCCGGTCAAACCGTTACATTCGTCGGTGATTTCGACGGAAACAAATTCACCGATTGCCGATTCATAGTTCCGTAAACAAAAAAGCCAGCGGCTAGATGCTCTCTAACCACTGGCTTTTCTTATGGGTTGTTATCCGTTTCTACGAATGCTTGCATAGAGCAGACGGAATGTTTCACGGCCTTTCGGCGTTACTCTGGTCTGTACGCCACCGTGTTTGTTCTTCTGGTTGCAATATTCTTTGACCGCAAACAAGCCGTCACCCTTGCCCGCTTTCGGCAGGATACCCTTGCTCTTGTCACGGTAGATGTAACCGTCAGAAATCAACATCTTGATGAACAGGCGTTCGGGAATACGCAGCTCCTTTGCGGTCGAGCGGAAATTGGTAGACACATTCCACGCCACAAGGTCATCGAAGTAGTCTGCTTTGGGCTGCATCTCCTCGTTCTTCTCGCAGAGCTGCTTGTTTTGCATCTGCAACGCTGCGCTCTTTTCCTTTTCGGCCTTCATGTTCTGAATCAGCCCGATCACGAAGTCTGGGTTGGCAATAGCCGTCTCCAACAAGTTGCCGGTCATGTACATCCCATGCTTGCGGATGGACGGCAAGACATCGTGAGTGACCCAGTGCTTGAACCGCTGTGCGCTTTCCAGCTTGCTGCTGAAAATCAGACTGTACAGACCGCTCTCATTGATAAACGTTGTTTTGCTCTCGCCAGACGGCACGTTCCCGTTTTGGGAATCTGCCCAAAAACTGACCATCACAGAGCACTTGTCGCAATCTTCGACATGAACCATTACAGCTTTGCTTGCGTTGCTGTATCCAAGCGCAATAGCCACATCTTTTCCAGCAAACCACGGCTCATCATCAATGATAGTGACACGCATTTCGCCAAACTCGGCGTTGTTGAAGATTTTGATGTTCTCAGACAAAGAAAGTTGCATTAAAAAGCTCCTTTTCACTTGTGAGAGAAGCGATTTTCTGCTATAATAACGGCGAGAGAATGCTTCTCTCAGGGTTTACATGATACGTTCGCTTCTGTCGGCAAACTTTAGCGGGCGTATCATTTTTCGTTTTCATTGGTGGAATCCATCGGATGCAGCGTGAAGAATGCTTCACGGAATGCAGCGGAGATGGAGACCCGGTTCTTGATGCAGTATTCCTGCAAGCTTGCGAACTGCCTCTCCGTCACGCTGATGGTAACGGTGTGACCGTAACGCTCTGCGTAAGGACTACTCATACACATTCACCCCCTTTCGTTTTGCTGTGCAATAAGTGTAACTGCAAAATATCTGAATGTCAATCAAAAATACCCTAGATATTGTGTTCACTAGTGTTGACATCAGATTTTGCCGTTTTTGCCGGTCGCTCCCGCTTCGTACCCTGCCCGGTAGTTCAGTTCGGACAGTTTACCCAGCGCTTCTGCGTACTCCCTGTCCTCACTGGTCGGCTCTTTGCCGTGTGCGAGGGTTTTCAGAAATTCTTCGGTTGTCGTGGGAAAGTTCATGTTTTTTGCTCCTTTCTATTGCAGAAGTTGTCTGCTTCTGCTATAATAATTGACAGAAACCGAGACTGCGCCCTTGGTTGCGCAGCTTCTGTTTTGTGGTGGAATAGGTCATCAGTGCTACTTTGGTCGGTCGTGCTGATGGCCTATTTTTTATGCCACAAAGGATAAATCTGCCGTTGCTGGCTGATTCATCGTGTGTTCTGCTGTCTTAGATTATAGACGCTTGGTATATAGTTGTCAACAGCCCAATTTGTATAATTTGAATCAGATATATCTGATTTTTACGCATTCTAACGTAAATTTACGTTATTTGATAGTACTTCCGTAAACGGATTAGTTTACTCTAGTGATAGTAACTCAAAAGATATTTTTCGATAATTCGTAAGGCTACTGTACAAATATACAGCTTGTAAAGCAACGAAAAAGTTTACAACCGTTTGACCACCCTATTGATAGTGAAAAATTAAAAATACGCAAACTTTCTCTTGACGATTAAACGTACATGGTGTATAATAGGGTCAAGAAAGAGAGCTGGTAAAAATGAAAAATGTAGCTGCGTATGTCAGAGTTTCCACAGATGGGCAATGTGGCGAAGATAAATTCGGAATGGAAGCCCAGAAAGAGCAAATCGAAGAATACTGCCGCAAGAATGATATGAATATCATTAAGTGGTTTACTGATGCTGGTGAATCTGGCGCAAAGGAAAGGCCGGGATTTGACAGTATCGTGTATGGCGATGTTTCCAATCCTCCGTATGAAGCAGTTGTTGTTGCAAAAAGCGATCGAGTTGCAAGAGATATCAATGTTTATTATTATTACAAGATGCTTCTGCTCAAAAAAGAGATTTCTCTTATTAGCGTTGCGGAAGATTTTGGAAAAATGGGAGTTTTTTCTACAATGCTTGAAGCGTTTACCCTTTGCTGCGCTCAAATGGAGCGTGAGAACATCACGAAAAGGACTTCTAGCGGCAGAGCCATTAAGGCTGCAAGTGGCGGCTATAGTGGTGGCAAGGCTCCGATGGGGTATGAGGTTAAGGACGGCGAACTTTCAATCAAAGAAGATGAAGCAATGATTGTTCGGCGTGTTTTTGAATTGCGTGATGCTGGTAATACAATTCGTGGCGTAGCAGACAAATTGAATGAAGAAGGCTACTGCGGCAGAAATGGAAAGCCATTTACATCTAGCACAATTCAATCCATTCTTGGGAACAGAAAGACCTATGAGGGCTATTACCGTTACGGTAAAAGCGATGAATGGGTAAAAGGAAAGCAGGAACCTATTTTGTAAAAAATGCGGAGGACATTTATATGATTGAAAAGAGGGTTGAAGATTCAACTGCTTGCAATGCGTTTATGAAGAACGCAACTGCTGTAATTCTTGAGTATGTGCTTGAAGTGGGAATTGATAAAGCTGTTGAAGATTGCGTTAAAAATAGCGAAATTGTTCATTGCTTCCCTCATCTTGAATCCTACGCAAAGGAGCACGGATTCATCTAACCCGCCAGACATGGTATCGGATTGCTGAACAGAGAAAGGCTGGATAATATGCAGGGAGAAGAACTGATTGTTAAGAACGGAAGCATCACACTGCGGTCTATGCTTGACTTTGGCGGTTTCCTTGAAATCAAGAGGTTCTTGGAAGCCTGCCATTCGGAAAACTGCACCGTGACTTTTGCAAACGAGGAAATTGTCATTTTCCCGAATGAATACGATGCTGCTAAAGATGCTCTCGTCTTTATTTACGGTACACTGGCAGAAAGACACAGTATTATCGAAAAGTATCTCCGCTATAAGCTGATGCTAGGAGATGAACAACCAAAACCTACTTTACATAGTCAGAGAAAGGAATAAAGCGTGAAAACCGTAAAATTGTCAGAACAGAGTTTGAAACTCATTGAAACGTTGTGCGATTACACCGACAAGCCCGATATTCTCAATGCCATCGCAGATGCTTTGTACTACGATGCGGACGAGCTGAAACGCAGGCTCAACCAGCTTGCAGAAGAAGTCAAATAAACAGCACATTCTATCTGTTAAAACGAATTTTAGCAAATAATTTTTCCCAAACAGCATTATAAAACCGAATATCTTATTTTTGTGCAGTTGTAGGCACTCTTTACATTTTCAGGTAGGGGGTGCCTATTTTTTTATGCAGCCAAAACAGTGTATCGCCATCATTGATAGCATCAAAGCGTATGCAAAGCAGAATCCGACCGAAGCACAGGTCTATGAGGACTGGTTTCAGGCGGTAGTGAACCTGAGAGATGCTCTTCCGCAGGACAAGCGGTTCGATGCCTATAAATACTCTGGCGAACTGCGCTTCGTCTGTGCAGCCATGATGGGAAAGATGAAAACAGGCGAGGACGTGGCGAAGGTCTATGATATTATCAGCCGGACGTATCTGTTTGAAGCAAAGGACGTGTTTGACAGCTATTGCATTTATCTTGAATGGAACCGTGCGCCGGAGAAGAAGTTCTATCAGCCACGCAGAAAAATTCTTATTACGTTGGCGCACGATCTAGAAGACCTGTTTTTCCATAGAGTAGATTTTGTGGGCGTGTCTATGCCGCCGCGCTGCGGTAAGAGTACTCTCTGTATATTCTTCATCACATGGCTGATGGGCAACCGCCCTGACGTTGCATCGGTTATGAGCGGACATTCTGACAAGCTGACCAACGGTTTCTACGGTGAAGTGCTGTCCATCATCACCGACCCTGTTACCTACAACTGGGGCAAAATCTTCCCTGACGTTCAGCTTGTGGACAAGAGCGCAAAGGACGAAAGCGTTGACTTGAACCGCAAGAAGCGTTTCCCAACCCTGACTTGCCGCTCCATCGGCGGTACGCTGACCGGTGCTGTTGAAATCGGTGAGGGCGGCGTTCTGTACAGCGATGACTTGATTGAGGACTTGGAAGAGAGCCTGAATGTTGAGCGTCTAAACAACAAGTACGATGCCTACCTGAACCAGCTGAAAGACCGCAAAAAGCAGGGCGCATTGGAACTGATGGTCGGTACACGCTGGAACGTGCTTGACCCTCTGGGGCGTATCCAGAACCAGTATGCGGACAACCCGAAGTACCGCTTCCGTGTGATTCCTGCGGTGGACGAGAACGGACACAGCAACTTCAATTATGACTACGGCGTGGGCTTTGATGATGCCTACTATGCCGACATGAAAGCCAGCATTGATGATGCAACATGGTGGGCAAAGTACATGGGCAAGCCCTATGTGCGTGAAGGTCTGCTGTTCCCTGCCGATGAACTGCGGTATTTCAACGGTGTTCTGCCTGACGGAGAACCTGATCGCAAGCTCATGGTCATGGATATTGCATGGGGCGGCGGTGACTTCACCGCCTGTCCTATCGCTTATGTGTACGGAGATGCCGTGTTCATCCCAGACCTTGTGTTCAATAACGGCGATAAGACCGTGACCAGACCGGAAGTCGTGGGAAAAATCATCCAGCACAAAATTAACGTGGTGCGTGGCGAAGCCAACAATGGCGGTGACGAATACTGTGACATAGTGGACAGTGAACTTCGACAGCAAGGCTATCACTGTTCTGTCCGTAGCCAGCGTGCGCTTGGCGAGAAAAGTAAGATATCCAGAATCATTCAGTATGCGCCGGACATCAAACGGTTCTACTTCCTTGACGAGAAACACCAGTCGAAAGAGTACAAGGCGTTCATGGAACAGGTGACGATGTTCACGCAGCTTGGCAAGGTTCCGCACGATGATGCACCGGATAGTTTGGCGCAGCTTGCCGATGAACTGTACAACGGAATCAGTAAAATTGAGCCTGTCAAGAGGCCTTTTTGATTAAAAACACAATATATTGTGTTCGCTGGGTCTATTTGTTTGATTTCACCACTTGACAAGGCTTATAATGTACACAGGAAGTTTTGCAGCTTCCCTTAAAGGAATAGCTTGCACGCGGGGTTTTGTCATTTTACCCGCGTGCGTGTCAACAAGCATATTCCTCCTTTCACCGGTGAAGGTTTGTCACTCTTTCCCTTCACCGGGCTTTATATGTTGCGTTTCCGATTGATTGGGGAATGCCAGCCTGTCTCCCCCACGGCTGGCGAGCAACGGTTCGATTCCGTTACGCAGCACAACCATCTTCTTTGCTTGGCTTTCTATTCTCTGAATCTTCCACCGCTACTCCCGGCTCTCGATGCAATGGTTAGGCATGACATTGCAAAGAGCAGCGGTTAACCAATCAAGCCGGGTTTTTATGTTGCATTAGCTCAGTCAGGCTAGAGCACCCGGCTCATAACCGGGCATACACTGGTTCAAATCCATTATGCAGCACCAAAATTGCAGCCGACCCGTTTTACGTCTGTCCGACAACTGAATGTAAAGGCTGCAATGGCTTTCTCTGGGCAGAGAATAGCGCGACTGGGAGCGCAAATAGTTTTCCAGTAGCTTCCAACAGGTCTGTGCTCAACAGCCTGTTTCCATAAATCCAACGAAAGGAGCACAGATGGTAGCAAAAGTCAGATGTAAGCGTCCCCGAAAAGACGCAAACGGCAATCCTTGCGATTGTGGACGTTATCTTGGCGAAGTGGAAGGAAAGTTCTCCCTTCTGTGCCCTCTTTGCCATTGGATTACAGTTGGAGATTCCAACCTCCCGAGGGAGACATGGGTTTCCGTACCGAAGTTTAAGAACTGAATAGCTTTTTAAGCGCAGTTGTAAGCGCAGTGAGATAGACCTTAACAGGTTTGTCTTGCTGCGCTTTTTATTTTGCCAGAAAGGAGGAACACATGGCTGAGTATCAGGTGGTTGTTGATGGTTTCTTGAATGTGCCGTTGACCGGGCGCAGACCGATTGAAACGCCGGAGACGGAAATCAATCAGACGAACGTGCTGAAAATAATTATGGGCAAAGCAGAGCCTATTCATCTTCTGAACAAGAATGAGATTCGTTTTCTGCACAATTACTACTTGGGTAGTCAGCCTGTCCTCCACCGCACGAAGGAGTACCATGCTGAAATCACCAATCGCATTGTAGAGAACCATGCCAACGAATGCGTTGGCTTTTACACAGGTTACATGAGCGGTACTCCTTGCTCTTATGTGCGGTCTGAAACAGCAACAGGTGACGGCGAGGAAATCGCTCGCCTGTCCAACGCTTTGCAGTATGAGGGCAAGGATGCGCTTGATCGGCGGCTCTGGCAGTGGATGCTGGAGTGCGGACAGGGATACCGCATTGTCCTTCCTGACAAGGGGTACAACGGCAACTACCCGGACGAAACGCCCTTGTTGGTGGATGTTCCCGACCCGGACATGGCGTATGTGATTTACAACTCCGGCATCGGGCACAAGCCTATCGCCAACGTGCTGCACATTCCACGCAATTATAAGAATGACCTGAACGACCTGATTTGCGTGTATACGCCGAACCAGTACTTTGAAATCGACAACGGCAAGGTCACAAAGTCGGAGAGCCATTCTCTCGGAATGCTACCGATGGTCGAATACAAGCTGAACCCGGAGCGGATGGGTTTGTTTGAACCGGCTATTCCTGTGCTGGATGCCATCAACGACCTTGAAAGCAACCGTTTGGACGGTGTGGCGCAGTTTATCCAGTCCATCATGGTGTTTACCAACTGCCTTGTGGACGAGGATGCGTTAAACAAGGTCAAGGAATTGGGCGCAATGTGCCTGAAATCAACCGCTGGTCTGCCCGCTTCTGTTTCTCAGATTGCAAATGAGCTTGACCAGCAGCAGAGCCAGACCTTGCTTGATTCCATGTTGAACGTGTACCGCAGTCTGACTGCCATGCCTAGTGCTACTGGCAGCGAGAACGCAACGTCTGACAACGTGGGTGCGGTTATAGTCCGTAACGGTTGGAATCACACAGAAGCAAGGGCACAGCAGTACGAGAATATGTTCAAGTATGCCGAGCGCCAAAGCCTGTCTGTGATGCTGAAAATCCTTCGTGACACGGCTGGTTCTAAGCTGATGGCAAGTGACATCAATATCAAACTGCCCCGCCGTCAGTACGATAACCAGCAGAGCAAGGTTCAGATTTTCGCACAGATGATTCAACAGCCAATTGACCCGCAGTTGGCGTTCACCACGCCCGGTCTGTTCCCTGACCCGCAGGCTGCTTATGAAATGAGCAAGCCCTTCCTGATTGCCGCTGGCAAGCTGGGCAAAGATGGAAAAGCACCAAAGCCACAGGAACAGCCGACAGACCATATTGTTGACGCTAACAAAATGGTTAACAGACAGGCTGACAATGCAAACAAAGAAACAGAGGGTGAATAACCCTTTGCTATAAACACGGCAGGGAAGCCGGGATATAAATTTCGCAGCGTTGCAGGGAAGCAACGGTAAAAAAACGCAGGAGGAAATTAACGATATGAAACTCAATGTGTTGCTTGGTGATGCCTACAAAGAGGGCATGACCGCCGATGAAATTATTTCTGCGCTTGAAAAGGTTGCAGACCCCAACGCAGAGGTCGAGAAGCTGCGCAACGCCGTGACGAAAGCCAATGGCGAAGCTGCTGAGTACAAGAAGCAGCTCAAGGCAAAGCGTACCGATGACGAGAATGCCGCACAGGAACAGGCTGACAGGCTGGCAGAGATGCAGAAGCAGATTGAAGCCCTGACTGCCGACAAGGAGAGCCTCGTCAAGGAAAAGACCCTTGCATCTTACCGCGAGAAGTTTGTTGCACAGGGTTATGACGCTGAACTGGCTGGCAAGGCTGCATCTGCACTGGCTGACGGTGACATGGACAAGGTGTTTAAGTTCCAGTCGGAGTTTATGACCGCCCACGACACCGCATACAAGGCTTCTCTGCTGAAGGATATGCCCACACCTCCTGGTGCGGATGGCAAGGGCGGCTTTGATAGTGAGGGTGTGGCGTTTGCTAAGAGCCTTGCACAGCAGAACGCAAATGCTTCTAAGGCATCGAGTGACGCAATGAGTGCTTTCCATTAACAAGGAGGAAAACATGAAGTTTACCCGAAACACGGTCAACAGAATCAACGATACCATCCTTGCTTCCAATGACTACACCGCCATCCCCTTTACCGTGACCGAAACTGCTGCGGTTAAGGCTGGCTATCCCATGACGCTGGCTGGCAAGAAGGCAACTGCCACTGGTGACACTGGTTCCAAGACCATCAACGCTGACGGCATTCTGCTTTATGACGTTGACCCGGCAGAGAACCCCAATGCTTCCTTGCTGATTCGTGGTGTTATCGACACCAAGAAGGCAGCAGCAAGTTCCAGCTTCACCTTTGATGCTGACGCAATCAAGGCACTCAAGACCGCCGTCCCCGGCATCTTCTGCCGTGACAACATCAGCGTGAACGCTTAATAGGAGGTAAAACAACATGGCACTGAATCTTAAGGAAGTCTTTGCCCCGGCTGCGATTGCCGCCTATTGGACGAACGACCCCACCAATGCGATGCCCTTTGCATCTGACGCACTGTTCCCCGCAAAGAAGAAGGCTGGTCTTGACCTGAAGTGGCTGCGTGGCCACAAGGGCGTTGGCGTTTCCCTGATGCCCAGCGCATTTGACGCAAAGGCTACGTTCCGTACCCGTGAGGGCTTCAAGTTTGACGAAACCGAAATGCCGTTCTTCCGTGAAGGCTATCATCTGGGCGAGAAGGACCGTCAGGAAATCCTGCGTGTTCTGGACAGCAACGACCCCTACGCTCGTGACGTAATGAACCGCCTGTACGATGACACCGCACAGCTTATCACTGGCGCTCGTATCGTTCCTGAGCGCATGATCTGGCAGTTACTGGCTCCCACCAATGGCGTCCCCGGCATCACCATCAAGGCAAACGGCGTGAACTACACCTACAACTACGACCCTGACGGCACTTGGAAGTCTACCAACTACAAGGAAGTCTCCGTCGCAAAGTCTAAGTGGAACGTCGCCACCGCCACCCCCATTGCTGACCTGAATGCTGCAAAGGACGCTGTTCTGGCGAGCGTTGGCGAGGTCGTGACTGAGGTGTACATGAACACAGCTACCTTCCGCAACATGATCGCTGCGGACGAGGTGAAGAATCGGTTCATGACTGTCACCGCAAAGGCAAACGCCGTTCTGCTGGACGCCGAAGCACGGAAGATTATTGAATCTGCAACCGGTCTGACCATCCATCTGTACGACAAGATGTTCAAGGCAGACCAGTACAGCGCAAGCGAAAAGTACCTGCCTGATGGCATGGTGGTGGTTGCTCCTTCTGGCGCTCTGGGCAGCACTTGGTACGGCACTACCCCCGAGGAAGCCGATCTGCTGTCTGGTCAGTCTGGCGCATCCGTGTCCATCGTGAACACTGGCGTTGCCATCACCACTGAGCTGACCGTTCATCCTGTCAACGCCAACGTCTATGCTTCTGAGATCGTCCTGCCGTCCTTTGAGCGCATGGACGCTGTGTACTGCATCAAGACTTACTAAGGCGAAAGGAGGAAAGCAGCATGGGAGACCAGTATTCCGAAGCGGCAGTCAAGCTGGGGCAGTACATTGCCCCAGCACTTGACCGTGAAGTCACGGACGAGGACTACCCACTCTTCGACCTGCTGCTTGATTTCGCCAAAGACAAGATATTTGCACAGGGCTACCCCTTCGGCAACAGGCCGGACGAGTTGCCCATGCAGTATCAGTCGTTGCAGATACGCATTGCAGCGGAACTGTACAACCACATCGGCGCAAACGGACAGACGAGCTACACCAACAACGGTATCACTCGTGTTTGGGAAAGCTCCGATGTGGCGCAGTCCCTGTTGAATGAAGTGGTTCCGAGAGTAGGTGTTATCGGCTGATGTTCAATGGAAGCCCGCTGGATAAACGCCCGCTGTGGTATTCAAACCCGGTCGGCAAGAAAACGCCTGTCGTGGACAAATGGGGAAACGAGACTGGCGAATCCGCATACGAATCGTGGAGTGACCCCGCAAAGCTGATGTTGAATGTCAGCCCGCCTACTGGCGCTGCGGAAGCAAACCCTTTCGGCGCGTTCACGGATTACAGCTACGTTGTCAGTTCGTCCAGCAAAAAGCACAACACACCGCTTTATGAAGGTACACACGTCTGGTTTCAGACAGACGTTTCAAAACCCTTCAATTACATTGTGGTCAAGGTCGCAGAGCATATTACAGACACGAAGTATGCACTGAAAGAGGTGGCTGCAAGTGAAAATTAAAGTGAGGTTGAGCGATGCCGGACTTCGTGATGCGGAACGTCAGATACAGGAGTACAAGGCCACCCTGAACAAAAAGGCCAGAGCGCTTGCTTTTCGCCTTTCGTGGTTGGGGCTTGAAGTCGCAAAGGTGCGTTTCGCTAACGCTGAATACGCTGGCTCCAATGACGTGAAATGCCATATCAACCAGAAAGACAAGACCTGTACCATCGTTGCAGAGGGCAAGGCGGTTGCCTTTATCGAGTTTGGCACCGGCATACATCACAACGGATATGGCGGCGAACTACCGCCCGGTATTGGTGCACATGGCTCCTACGGTAAAGGGCAAGGCGCAAACCGCAGATGGTACTACTACGGCGACCCCGGCAATGCTGGCACACCTGTCAAACAGGTGGATGGCAAAGGCCAGTTGAATTACACCGACGGCAACGAACCGGCTATGGCTATGTGGGGAGCTGTTGAGGAAATGGCTTCTCAAGTTGAAGCAACGTGGAGGGAGGTTTGGAATAGTTGATTGATTATTTCAATTCTATCTTCACGGCTGTTGCTAAGGAACTGCGAAAGCAAGTGCCCGGCATCTTCGTTACTGGTGAAATCAACGACAGCAATGTCAAGAAGTTTCCGTGTGTGCAGATAGAGGAAAACAGCAATCTGCCTGTGCACATTGATTCTGCTGGTCACAGCAAGTACGCTGCCGTTTCCCTGCGTGTGCGGGTCTACTCCAATAAGAACACAGGTCGCATTGCAGAAGCACGTTCTATCGTTGGAATCGTGGATTCTATTCTCGAATCACTCAACTTTTATCGCAAATCGTTTGCCCCGTTGAATGGGCTGTATAACAATTCCGTCTATCGGATTGATTGCAGCTATGGGGCAACAATCGGAGAGGACGGAATGATTTACCGAAACTAAGGAGGTAAACATTCTATGAGTACTGCTATCTCCGGTCTGAATACCACCCTGTATTGTGGCGACAGCGCAACCGCTCTGACGAAGCTGTGCGACATCAAGGATGTGCCCGACCTGATCTCTGAGCCGAACCTTCTGGATGCCACTACTCTGTCTGACCCTATGCAGGTCAACATCTTTGGCATCATCCAGAGCGACACCAAGTCTTTCACCGCCAACTACAACAAGACTGACTACAAGAAGGTCAAGGAAGCTGGCTACGATGAGACTTCTGAGAGCAACACCGTGAAGTACTACGCCCTGAAGATGCAGGACGGCTCCGGCTTCACTTGGCAGGGTATGCATCAGGTTGGTCTGTCCGGCTTTGGCGTGGACGAGGTTGTGGAAATGACCATCAACTGCATCTTCACCAAGAAGCCTGAGTTCAGCGAGACCCTGACTGTCAATGGCGGCTAAGCCGCAAAAATCGAATCAATCAAACCGGGCAGAACTGAACAACGGATTTGGTTCTGCCCCTATTTATAAAGGAGAGCATTTATTATGGCTGCTAAGGTTATCAACTTTCATTCCCCCGATGGTAAGAACACTTACGAGCTGACTTTCACTCGTGACAGCGTGGAAGCCACCGAACGTGCAGGTTTTCAGATTGGCCAGTACACCCAGATGACCAATCTGCTGTCCAACTCTCGCGCCCTGTTCTATGGTGCTTTCATTGCACGGAATAAGGGCATCAAGCGCAAGGTCGTGGACGAGATGTTCCAGCACATCGAGGATAAGGAAGACCTGATGGGCGTTCTGCTTGAAATGTTCGTGGACGCTTCCAAGTCCCTGCTGGCAACTGACACTGAGGACAAGACCGCAAAAAACGCAACGTGGGAGATTGTGTAACTGCACAATCTCAGGAAACGGACGGAGAGGGAGAGCCGTTCTCCTTCTCCAAGCTCTTCCACGATGTAGAAGCCTATTACATCTCCATCGGCATGACATACGACCAGTTCTGGTACGGCGATGTCTGGCTGGCGAAGGTCTACCGTGACGCAGAGGAGCTGCGGGAACGCAGAGCCAACACAGAAGCGTGGAGAAATGGCTTTTATATGGCATCTGCGCTTTCCTCTACGGTTGGCAATATGTTCCGTAAGAAAGGGTCTAGCCCAATCAAGTACATGGATAGACCGATTCCCCTTACCCAAAAGGAGAAAGACGAGTATGAATACCAACGCGCAGTTGAGGCGCAGGAGCGAATCAAGAGAATGATGTTCTCTATGATGGAAAGTGATGGTGGTAGTGATGGCTGATGTTGATATTACGAGCTTATCCGTAGAGATTTCTGCGGAATCGCATGGTGCGGAGCTTAATATTGACAAGCTCGCTACCGCCATTTCTAATTTGCGGACGAAGGGCAACGTCACAAAAGTTGTAAATAGCCTTGATAGGCTGTCTGCTTCTATCTCTGCCATCAAATCCGCTTCTGCTGGGCTGTCTGGTCTGGACAAGCTGACCGGATTTCTGGACAAGCTGTCTGGAACTGACTTATCCGCAAGCGCAAAAAGCATCAATTCTGTTGGTAATGCTATTAAGAAGATTGCTGCTGTTGACATTGGCGGGATTGACTTGTCCGGTCTTAGCGGCAAAATGAGCGAACTACAAAGTGGGTTGTCCCCTCTTGCCGGTCTGGATGCTTCTGGATTGAAAGGCATTGGTAGCGCTATCAATGCGTTGGGCAAAATCCCCGGCCTGACAAACAAACTGGATTCTAGCACGCTTGATGCATTTGCGAAAGCGTGTGAGAAAATCTCTACCTCGCTCACCCCCCTTGCGTCTCAGCTTGATAAGGTCGGCAACGCCTTTGCAAAGCTGCCCCCGCAGTTGAGCAAGGTAGTGACACAGGCAAACCGTGTGACCGCAGCCAACGAAAAGCATCGCAAGAGCTATCTCAGCCTGTCCAATCAGATGAACGGCTTTATGCGAAACATGGCAAAGCTGGTTTCGTTAAAAGCTATCGCCGAGTATCTCGGAAACGCTGTTGCGAAGTTTAATGATTTTTACGAAGCAACAGACCTGTTTCATAATGCTATGGGCAATTTGAGCGGTGAAGCTGATACGCTTATTAGCAAGATGCAGGGTTTGCTTGGCGTTGACCCGACCAAAGCGATGACCTACATGGCTACTATCCAGAGCTTGGGTACTTCGTTCGGCCTGACCAGCGACAAAGCATACATTCTGTCTAAGAACCTGACCCAGCTTGCCTATGACGAAGCCTCCTATTGGAACAAGGACGTTGCAGAGACCTTTACCGCAATGTCTTCCGCAATCTCTGGTGAGATTGAGCCTATTCGCCGTTTGGGTGTTGATTTGTCTCAGGCACGGTTACAGCAGGAGCTTCTTGCTTTAGGCTTTAACAAACAGGTTTCTAGTCTGTCTCAGGCAGATAAGGCAGTTCTGCGTTACATTGCCATTATGAAGCAGACTGCCAACGTGCAGGGCAACCTTGCACAGACCATCCAAAGCCCTGCGAACCAGATTAAGATTCTGAAAGCTCAGCTGGATATGCTGGCGAAATCTGTTGGCTCTTTGCTCTACCCTGCCATGAAATCCATTCTTCCCCCGCTGATTGCCGCCGTACAGCTCATTCGAGAGTTCGTTGAATGGGTGGCAAAGCTGATGGGCGTGAAGGTTGTGTTCACTGATTTCACCAAGAGCGCTGGCGGCGTTGGCAGCATCGGTGACGCAATGGATGACACAGCCAAGTCGACAAAGAAAGCCGCAAAAGCCCTCAAGGACTACACGATGGGTTTTGATGAACTGAACATCATTGACCCCACACAGGGAAGCTCTGGCTCTGGTGGCGGCGCATCTGCTGGCAACATCTTGGGCGATGTAGACCTGTCCGGCTACGATATGTTCAAGCAGTACAACGAAGAGTTTGCAAGGCAGATTGATGCTCTCAAGCAGAAAATCAAGGATATGCTACCGATTATTGGTGCTATCACCGCCGCACTTGCGTTGTGGAAAATTGTTGATTTTCTGACGGACATTGCGACAGCAATTTCCAAGATGACAGAATTGCAAAAGTTGGCTCTTTCAATTGCAACGGTTGTTGTCGAAGCATCGTTAGTATTCAGTTTTGCAAAAGGCTACGCATCTAGTGGAAATCCTCTTGAGCTTTTAGGCGAAGTGGTTTCTGCCGCGTTTGGCTCTTTTGTTCTTTGGCGCACAATGGGAGCAGATGGCATTACGCTTGGCATGGGCATCGCTTTCGTGGCAAGTCTTGCAGGCCTTACTTATGCGCTTGGCACCGGCGAAGCCAATCTTGGCGATGCAAGCACATGGATTCAATCCGCTTTAACAACGGCATTTGGCTCTATTGCTGGCATCACACTACTTACCAATCTTGGGGTAGCTGCTGGTACAGCCGCAACGCTTTCTATCGGCCTCGCAGGTCTTATTACCTTTGCGGGAATTACATTCTCTCTTGGCGAAAAGCTGAAAGAATTTCCGGTTCTTGATACCATCATTGCTACTTTGATGGGAATTTTTGGCGGCGTTGCTGGTGCTGGCGTTGCATTGCTTGTTGGCGCAAGCCTTCCTGTTGCTGGAGCCGTTGCCGCTGCTGGTGTCGGTATTGGCCTTGTTCTTCACTGGGCTGGTATCAAATGGGGCACCAAAGAGAGCGGTGAAAAAACAGATGCTGCCGCAGAAGCCGACATTAAAATGCATTATGTCGAAAATGTTTTTGAGCAGCGCATTGAAGCCATCAAGCAAATTATTGTTACCAAGTGGAATGCGGCCATTGATTTTATGACTTCTCTTCCCGGAAAGGTTGGGAACATCATAAACAGCATTGGCGAGTGGTTCAGCTCTCTTCCTGAAAAAATCGGCTACGCCCTCGGCTTTGCCGTCGGCAAAATTGGGGAGTGGGTCGGGAACATGGTCGTTACTGTAACAACCGAAGTTCCCAAAATCGTTTCGTCTGTTGTTAAGTTTTTTGAAGAACTGCCGGGAAATATTTGGACTGCAATCTTAAAGACTCTTGACACTATTTCCGAATGGCGAAAGAGAATGGTGGCTTTCGTTGTTGTTGAAATTCCCAAAATCATTTCGTCTATTGTCAGTGAGTTCAAAAAACTTCCTGGCGAATTGAGAAAACTCGGCAAATTCATTTGGGACGGTCTAATCAACGGCCTAAAAGACGCATGGAGTACCGTTACAAATGGCATCAAGAGTTTCACTGATGGTTTTGTCAACGGTTTCAAGGACGCTCTCGGCATCCACTCCCCTTCCAAAGTTTTTGAACAGTTTGGTATCTATATCGATCAAGGCCTTGCAAACGGTATCACTGCAGCACTTCCTTACGTTGAACAAGCCATGACCAATCTGGCAAACGCTGTTCAGCAGAAGGGCAACGAGATGATTGACTATGGCTCTAGCGTTGCAACCGGCTTTGTTGATAACATCGTGAACACGCTGAACTCTAAGTGGAGCGAAATCGACAGTGGCCTTAAAAACGATTTTGTTGGGACTATTAAAGGAATGGTTGAAGCTGTAAAAAGCGGTGATATTCAGACTGTTGCTACTAATACCGCAGCTATCATCTGGCAGGCAATGGGTGAAGAAAACCGGAATCAAGTGAAGTCCTACACTTCCAACCTGATTTCCACGTTGACTAAATCCTTGAAGGACGTTGGCGCAAAAGCTCTTGTTTCTGCAAAGGGAATTGGACAAAACATCCTTGCCGGCATCACTTCGCAGTTCGGCAACATTGCAAGTCAAGCCGTTGGGCTTGGAAATAAAATCATGACGAGTTTTGCAAGCATGTCCGGCCCGATGACAGCTGCGGGCAATGCAATTAGCGTTGGTTTGTCTAGCGGCGTTTTGAGCCAATTCCCCAGTATTATTGCTGGCGTAGCTGGCCTGATCGGGCAAGTTGGCACGGCATTCATGGGGTTGCTCCAAACCATCGGCAGTGTCCTGTCGTCTCTTGGCATTCCCACCGGCATTCTCCTGATTGCAGGTGGTGTTGCAATCGCAGCTGCCATTACTGGCATTGTCGGGGCGCTTGGCGGAAAGTTCTCTTCGTCCAAGTCTGATGCTTCTGTCAGCACCGATATTTCCAAGTATCCAGGCACGAGCGATTACGACAAAACGACCGGGTCCGGAACTGTATCTAGTGGTTCGTATACTACCAATCCAGGCGTCAGCGCAGAAGAGCTTCGAAGCTCGGTTTATAACGGTTGCTACAACGCATTTCTTGATATTTTCCAGCGGTACGGCGATGAAATCACCGGTGGTAAGGAAGTCAAGCTTTACATCGACGGAAAGCAAATCACTGCGTCTGTTGAAAAGCAGCAGAATTCTCGCGGGCAATCTTTAATGGGCAGTGAAATTTATAGCTACTAAGGAGGTGGCGGTTCTATGGCAAATATTCCAGCACTGGTAACGGTAAACGGCGTAGAGTTTCCTGAACCGTCCTCCTATGAAGCTACCACCAGTACCATTGTGGATTCCGGCCGTAATGTACAAGGCAAAGTGGTCGGCTCCGTTGTTCGACATGATGTAGCGAAAGTAAACATGAAATGGAATTTCCTTACCGCAAAACAATGGGCGACCGTTTTAAATCTTTTTACCACAAACTTTTATTGTACCGTTCGATTTTATAATCAAGCTAAGGCCGGATACGACACCCGGCAGATGTATGTGTCCGACCGAACGTCCGGAATGTGGCGCAGATGCCCGACCAATGGCAATGTTATGGGCTGGACTGAATGCACGCTTTCTCTTGTGGAGGTCTGATATATGGTACAACCTTCTCAGAAATGGCTTGATAAATTCTCCGAAACACTTGTTCCGGAGATGTTTGTTAAAATCACATACGGTGTTACAGAACCCGGCTTGCAAGAAGATGCAACGCCTAGCACGAATGGAGAAACGTTTTTCAGCAACGCTTCTTCTATCGTTGAAACTGAAAAGCAAAACTACACAAAATATTCTACTGGTGAACTAAACTTCAGTGTTTTGGATGGGAGCTTTGCCCTCCCTGATTATAACGTTGACCCGCAAGAAGCTGGTTATATCAGCGAAAATTGCGTTTCAAGTTACAACCACCCGGTCATTACGTTGTCGTTCAGCAAAATTCACACTACAACGATTCCTGGTATTACCATTACCTGGTCGGCAACTTTTGAGGAGTGGCCTACGAGTTTTAAGTTGACAACTTATTCCGGGGGCACAATCGTATCCACAAAAACGGTTACGGATAATAAATCCGCTGTTTCGGATATCAGTTGGGAAATCGCAGGCTATGATTCTATTTCCATTCAAATCTTATCATGGTGTTTAGACAATCGCCGCGCACGGCTGGAGCAAATAAAGCTTGGCCAATTTATCGTTTTCAATAAGAACGATATTTTTTCGTACAAGCACGATTCCGTTCGAGACCCCATCAGCGGTCAGCTGCCAAATGATAGTGTCACCTTTACTGTGGATAACAGCACGCAGAAATGGAACCCGATCAACCCGGAAGGTCTTTACAAATACCTGTACGAGCGTCAGCCCATCTCTGTGGAATACGGTATGGATTTGGACGGAACGATTGAATGGATTAACGGCGGAAAGTTTTATCTTTCTGAGTGGAGCGTTCCGTCCAACAGCATCGAAGCGAGTTTTACAGCACGAGATGCATTCGGTTCTTTAATGACATCCAATTACACCGGTAGAATGTATGGCACGCTCTACGAGATGGCTTACGATGCCCTTGAGCTTTTGGATGGTGGTTCGGAAAATTTCCGAATTTCCAGTGAACTTAAAAATTATAGTACAGACATTACAAAGCAAGATAAAAACAGCTATAAAGATGCCGACATTCTGCAAATGGTCGCAAACGCCGCAGGAATGACAATGTACCAGACCCGGGACGGAACAATCATCATTGATCGCATTCCGGATATTTCTTCGGCAAAAGCAAACCTTGCCGGTGAAATTGATATCATCAACAATTTCAACTGGCCTGAAATCACATTCTCTTCGCCCTTAAAAAACGCGACTTGCTCCATTGAAGTGAAATCTTCTGATGGAACAAGCACCACAAATAAGGCCTACTCTTATCCGGAATCTCCGACCGGAAGCGGCGCTACGCAAACCGTGAACAACAAAATGCTCTCCGAAAGCATTCTCAGCCAAGACAAAAACATCTTGACAGAAGCGTACAAGCTGCTCTCCAATCGTCGAAAGGTTTCGTTGAAATATCGCGCAAGTCCGCATTTCGATGCATTGGATTATGTGTTGGTTCACCATCAATTCGGATACTCTTCAATCCTTTTGACAACTAGTTTTTCTTATCAGTATTCTGGTTGTTTCCACGGAACTGTTGAAGGGTATTTGTTGGAAGGAGTTGATACTCGTTGACTCAATGGATTACAGACAGGACTGCTTCCGATGTTGAACGGGTCAAATCAATCGCATCGAAGGCAAAAAACGGAACATGGACGGAAGAAGAACAGGCAGAATGGGCGGCTGGCATGAATGGTGCTTTGAGTTATATGGACTATAACCGTATTGAAAGCGGAATCCAAGAAATCGCAAACATTTTGAATGTTTCTGTTTCCACTAAAACAAACTGGGATGTAAATGGGTATCTTACCGTTTCGGACGCTTCTCGCTGGATTTCCAACATTAAATCCGTTCGTGCTTTATGCAGCGGTAAAAACGATACCCCAGCAACTCCCGACTCTTTAAGTTATCTACATTTTATAATTATCAATCAAGTGGAACAAATTTTGTTGGATATCGAAACGATAGCCAACAATCATTTGCTTTACTGCTCAGAACCGGTATGTGGAGGTGAACCTTACTATGCACTTTGTTGATCGTGAAGCAAAGTACCCTAACCGGTGGACGATGACGAAGGCAAACGGCTCGTCTGAAGTTGTTACGCTGATTCGCAACGATGAACCGATTGTCGAAGGCACTCCCATGAACGCGGAGACGCTGAATACGCTTTCGGATGTTGCAGGAGCAGATGTTGCGAAGGAAGAAGCAATTCGTCAAGCGAATGCTGCTGCCGCCAGTGCTTCTAATGCCGCTAAGAGTCAGCAGGGCGCTTTCGATTCTGCCACAGCGGCTAGTAAGAGTCAGTCTGGCGCCGAAGCCGCGCAAAAAAAAG